TTACGGTCTAACTTTGAAGAAGTAATCAGGTAACGCTTCCTTTCTCCATCGAGTAGCTGATTTGTTCGTCCACGTACCATCTCTCAAATGAACCCTAACGCTATTCCGAGTTAAGTTAGTCATGTCGGCTGCTTCCTGGATACATGAAGCTGTACCAAACAGTTTCATTGGTCTGATGTAGATGTCCACAGGGACTGCTCTCCTGCTACGAATATATTTCCTTACTTCGATTGTCTTTGGAGCTGAACCCGTAATGTTACGCCAGTAGAATCCGCCACACTTATTATCCTTACTTATAGCTTTGTTGAGATTGCCTAAGTCTAGTCCAAGAATCTTTGCAGCAGAAAATGATGAAGTATATGTTTCTTTATATTTGCCATCAGTATCATAGGACGCAATAGGTTTTTTCTCTTTCAAATTCATCACCTCGATTAAAATACAGTGAAATTTACGAATTCATCTGCAATAAGGAAAATGTAATCTTTTACAATATATTCATCACCAAGGGAATGTATTTTTCCAGTCATTGATTTACCCCCTATTCCATTTAAGTATCTTTCGTATACGTTCTTGCCTCTATGCACCATTAGTCATCTCCTTTGATTTCTTCAATGTTGTCAACTTCCATGTCACCATAAGTTTCAAAGCATACGTCTTCAGAATCGAGAGCTATTGTTTTAGCTTCATCTTCACTGTTGGCTTCAATTGTCATAGTCTTAAATGCGGTTTCTGATAATGTTACTTCGTATTTAGCCATTAGGCAACCTCACTAAATAATGTTTGTTTGTCCTGAACTTTTGACTCCTGCCAGGTTTTCTTTTCTGATTCAGGCAGCCATTGTTTACCATCACAAGCTCTCATGTTGAATTCTTGCCATAGGAATTCATCTTTGAAGGTTAGGTGAACAGTTCCCTTCTTGAAGAATTTAATATCGAAGAATTCAGACTCGCAAGTATTACTAAACGTGCCAGAATATACTTTCCCGAGTTCATGAAATTTATGCTCTAAGGTGTTACGGATCGTTAGACATTTCTCATACTTAGTTCCACTGATATAACACATTACCTTGTCAATGTCAGAATACTCACTGTCATAGCTGTAATTGGTTCCGAAATTATCACCGTATTGACTAATATCGTGACTTGACATGTAAGCACCATACTTTACCCAGTTTGGAAGAATCAACTTCTTATTCACCTTCCACTTATCGTTAGTTTTCCAGCCTTCAACATGACATCTATTTTCATCGTGATATTTAGTCAGCATATTGAAAACTTCAACCACAGCTTGTTCCAGGATGGTTTCTTTGTTTAGCAGCAATGTTCGAATCAAGTTCATGACGTTTTCTTTAGTGAAGTCCATAGCTCCTTGAGTCACTATGAATTGGTTGAAATTACTTCGGACATTATGAGTCATGTATCTTTCCATACCCATCTGAGTAATGACTTGCTTCCATACACTTGTTCTTAAATGGTCACAGAATTCATTATACTTCAGCTTATTAGCCCCACTTGTACCGAATTCATCCATGAATTTATCGTATGTACTTGTTAAACCGTTAGAATAAAACCTAATCCCTTCAGTGACTTTCAAATGCTCAACAAACAATTCCTTCACTTGCTCAAAACGCAATACCATGTTACCGATTACATCCCTTGTAGCAACAGCATCATTAATGATATTTTCATCAAGGTTAAGTCTGGGTTCAGAAGATGTACTCTTGAATTCGAAGTCCACACGTTTAGAACCGCTAACTTTCTTCAGACGTACCATAGCAACATCTACTTGAGTAGTTCTTTCAGCATCCTTAAAGCATTGTCCAAGGTGTTCAACTTCGCCAGCATTATCTTTAATTATAGTAGCTAACAGTTTCCTTTTCTCAGTATGAGGATTCAGGATAGTTTCAGCATTTAATAAGCAGCAGATGTCACCTTCATCAAGGATCTCCCATGCCTTTAGTAAATGATCCACTCCATTGCTAAATGGTGGATTCATTACAATGAGGTCAAAGAACAGGTCTCCTGAATATTTCAGGAAGTCTTCAGTGATCAGCCTGTATTTCTTTTCCGATAATATAAACTGAAGATCTCTATTGATTTCACCACAATACATTTTAGGTGGACAATAGCTGCCTGAAGCATCTGCAATATAATCCAGGATGTCACCTTTGCCAGCTTCAGGATCTAGTATCACTCTTTCATGCAGCCCTTTCAAGTAAGGCTCAATCATTTTTCGTATCACCCATTTGGGTGTAGGAAAGAATTCAGCATTAAACATTTTATATCTCCTTGGAAAGCTGCAATTAAGCAGCCTTCTCTTTTGTTGGCAAGCAATTAGGAATTAACAAATAATTTGCAAGGTTTTGGGAATCCGTTTCTTTCAGGTATATGAACTCAACGGCAATTTCCCCACCTTCGTAAAGGAATCTGTGTTCTTCTTCCTCTACTAATCCATCAGGACCGTAGAGGTTTCTTAGGTAATCAACAACTTTGTCGTCTGCCTCAAGGTGACTTTTTGCAAGGATAGTCTGCTTAAAAGATATGTTGTATTCCCCTGAAATAAACGAAAATGCAGCTATGTATAACTTATCCAATTTCAGCCTCGACTCTACTAGTCTTTCATTAGTTTTTTTAGATCCAGCTCTCCGATAGGAACTCCAACAGCATGAACATACTTCCATTTATCAGCATGGAGATCCTTCAGTTCATAATCACCTTTGAGTAGATTGGAGATTTCCAGTTTGAGTTCAGCTTCGGAATTTGCATGAGCTATTGTCATGGTTCCTTTATCCGATCCCTGGTCAATAAATACTTCGTAAGCGATATGTGTCATGCAGTAGCTCCCCAAAGCATGAGCTTTTTCATTGGAATCCACAACAGATTATACAGGGGATTTGACCGCTCCCTTCTTACCTTATAGAGATCGAAGGAATCGGGCTGAGGATCTTTGAACTCGTAATGAGTATCGGTAGGAAGATCTGACTGCATAGCCATTAGCATTTCCTCAATGACTAACAGTTCTTCAGGTTCACATTTGTAATGGTCTATTTCTAAACCATAGGCATTTAAGAAGTCCTGTTCTAAATCAAAATTCCTGATGAACGGGACTATTCCTTCGAAGTTCCAGTGTTTTAGTATTACAGGTTGGTTCATTTTCGCACTCCATAAATTTTTCAAAACTATCAATTACTTCCAAGTTGGGTAAAATCATTTCCATGTCTGAGCAGCACTTTCCTGACTCATTCAGTCTGATTGAGAAATTGTTTGGCTTAGGTAGATCCCAGAATCGAATCCTATTAGGCTCCCAATGATTCTCGTTGATCGTTAATCCAGCATATCCCATTGTCTTGAATAACATCGGTAGAATTTCCTCATAATCCCCTTCCATGATTGAGGCATAGATAGGGACACAGGGATTGACTTTAGGAATGTGTTCAAATGAATGAAATGTAATAGTGACGCTATCAAACAATGAAGCGATGCCAGGATCTTGAGCCACTTCTGTTCTGCTACTGGTCAAGTGTACCTCTTTGAAGAATAGTCTAGCTGCTTCAACGATATCTAAGAAGATTGGATGCATTAAAGGTTCTCCACCAGTGATCATTATCTGTTCAAAATCAACAGCAAGTGTAGCATACAAATCATGTAACTCTTCTAAGTTGTACTTTTCGTCAACGGATACATTCTTCATAATGCAATAAGAGCAAGTCCTATCGCATTTGGTCGTGATTATATGTTTAAGCATCTAATTGCTCCTTTCTATCTAGCAGATTGAAGTACAAGCCACAGTCAGCCTTACCTGTAAGACCGATTCCTATTGTGACAGAAGTTCCTGCAAGAGTAGTATGAGCAGAGGCAGAAAAAAGAAATAGCTCAAATAAAACCATTTGGAAATGTCTATTCTTGGTCGAATTCTCTTTGTTATCATTCTTCTTTACTCCGAAAGTGATTGGTTTTAACATTAGGCTGCTTTCTCCTTCAGTTCTTGAGGCAAGGTCTTAGTGATCTTAACCGTTGGTGTAAGGTGTTCTTTAATTGCGGGATGTTTTGGATCAATCTCCTGAAGTGCTTTTACTCCAATTGAGGAAACTGCATCTTCAGTAAATTTGCGCATAGCAGAAATTATCGTGCTTCTTTCCATTGATCCGTTAATCGTCATATACGAATGATTCATAGCAGACATGACGGACTCGTATTCTCCAATGGTTAGCTTAGGTAAAGAGTATTGAAGATTTGGACAGTTGCCAGGAACCTTCTCCATATCCACAGTTCTCTTAATATCAAATGATGGTGTTACATACAAGTCAGGCTTGCCTGTTTCTTCATCAAAGATCGTCATGTATGAACCTTCTTCAGTTATCGAATGATGTAATGTCTTCTTCATCATTGTTTCTCGAAAGCTGATCTGAGTAATTTCACGATTGATATTTGCAATCATGTCTTCACCGCGTTTTTGCAGATCCTTTAGCTTACCACTTTTCAGGAACTTTACATATCCAGCTTTCTTTGCAGCTACCTGTTTCCCAAGAATCGACATCTTGTCTTCTGTTGCTTCAGTGTCTGCTATTTGTTCACCAGTATTTGTATCGAATGATTCCATAAATTCACGTTGGATCATCAGTAATTCATTTTCCAGTTTAATTAAACTTGCCATAATGCTCGCACTCCTTGGTTAACTGTTAAAATGTGTTCTCCACTTCCGAGAACAGTTTGCATTTACTAAATCGTTTAATCCTGGTAGGCTTCTTCCTACCCTTTATCCAGGCAATTTCATCTGGAACAAATGTGAAAGAAAAGAATTGCTCAGGAATAACTTTGTTGACATACACACCATATATCTGATAAACCCATTTCTGGTCAATAGAGAATCTTCTCCATGCATCGTTCTGGTTATACAAGCCCTTCACATCAACCACAACAGCAGTCTTGGTGTCTTTATGAGCTGGGCGTAATAATCCAGGAAAGAATTGAAAGAATATCTTATTGAAATAGATCAGGAAATCAGCCGTATATTCGTGAGGATGGAATAAGGTCTTATGCACAGTTTTGGTCTTAGTCTTCAGCTCCACTTCTTCAGTGTATTGAACTTTATCAGACAGCAGATATGACCCAGGCTGATAGACGCATCTTTCAACAAGTCCAGCTTCCTGAGCCAGCTCTAACCATTTCACAAACTGTATTTCTTCCTCACTATCGTAGGTAATTAGTTTATAAATTTCTTTAGGCATTAGAGCTGCCCTTATCAAGTATTACTTTCATACAATTACCTTCCTTTCTTCTGAAACCTTAATAAAATAATATGCTTTGGTATCATCCCAGCACTCAAATAAATGCTGGTATATACTTTTGTTGCATGGAGGATTCTGACCATTCAAAACGCACATCTTACATGAGTTACCACAGTTCTCAGGAGCTTCCATACGCTTATACTTAGCCATTGGCTTGCTCCTTAACTTCAGTGACTGAATAATTGTATTGTTTCTTTCTTAGCCAATTGTCAATGACGCTTGCTTTCTGTCCAACTGTCCAATGTAAATATGGTCCAGCCTGAACGATTACATTTGCATCATTCACTTGAAAGGCAACTGCTATAATGTCAGTTTTCAGCACGTATGTTATTATTGACATTTAGTTTCCTCCAAAGGTTAATTGATGGATAGGTCTATCTGGTTGATGCGCTGCTATTCGATCAATCGGTTCATCCTTTAATGATACCTGGTGAAAGATGAATGTTTTCATATCAACGTTGAAGAAGAGTTTGAAACTAGGATCATCCCTAGCCTTGAGACATTCTACTGTCCTGGCTGACATATTTCGTTCACCAGTAATGCCGATAACAATATCAGATTTCTGAGTAAATGCACTCGATCCAAGTCCTGAGTACATTGATAATTCAGATGCTTCTATGCTACCTTCTTTCGTCCTATGTTCTGAGGATTGTTTATTGGTATGTTGAACCATGATAATAATGACTTTATATCTTTCAGCCATCTGCTTCAGCTCCATAGCTAAACGTTTCTCTTTGTTGAGTCCGTCTGGTTGATCGCTGATATCAATATCATGTACTGTATCAATGATAATTACGTGTTTATCAGAATCTTTGACAATCTGTTCAAGTTCTATGAGATCAGGAGTGTCCCTTACGTATCCAATATTGCGAACATCATTAGAGTAATGGTTTGTATTAACCAGATAATGCTCTTGGACTGATTCTTTGTCCATACCTCTAGCAATTTGAACGAATCGTCTGTATAGCTGCTGATTACCGAACTCGGTGGAAATGTACAGAGTCTTTTTAGCTAACTTAACAGCAAGATTCTGAGCAAGTGCAGTTTTATTTCTGCCCGATGGTCCTATGACATTAACTAAGTTCCCTGGAAGAATTCTGAAATTTTCTTCTAAGTCCCAGACATCTTTCAGATCGATTACGTTGTCACCTTGAAGATCACGAGTATATTGAACGTACTCTTTCTCCATTTCTTGAGCTGTAACAATACCAGGTAGGAAGTTCTTGCCCTTGAAGAACAAACATTTGCTGGAACAAAACTCTTTCATTATGCTATCATTACATCCGAACTCATACTCTTTATCGTAAGTGTAACGTACATCCCTCTCGACTGCATAGGGATCTAATGATGGAGCATAAGCCTGTATCATTGCAACAGTTCCTTCAATCGGAGTTCCATTTCTACGCTGCCAACTAGCTAAACGCATAATTCTAAGATGACGGGTCCCTTCTTCTTCACCAAGGGCATAACAAGATTGCATACAAGTCACTCGATTAGTAGTGTTGTGTTGACTCATTTTCATTTGTTTCTTATCGCCATTGGATAGTAATATTCTACCTGGGTGAGTAACATTCTTGGATAAATACTTTGTGAAATGAAAGTCAGTTCTAGGCTGTTTGCTTAACGCGAATATGTCTTCAGGTTTAGCACTCAAAAGTTCTTCAGCATGTAATGGAGTTTTGTATAATTTAGTCTTGTGATTAATTGTGTAGCCAACCCGAATCAATCCTGAGTTGTTGTAAAACGATGTGTCTATTCCTTCAAATTCGCGCGCTAGAGTCTTACGAACTGTATCTGGAAGATCGTTAGCGGGTTCAAATCCAAATATGTCAGGTATGACAAAATGATACCCTGTACCTGAGAACCATGATTGGATTTCGTCTTCGTTAATATTCCAATCATCCCTTAACTGTTCATAAAACATTTTAGCTCGATGCAGCGTTGTTGTATCGGTTTCTTTCCCCTTATCTATGTCCAAGGTTATATTATCAAGGTGGTAATTGCCTAAGTAGCCTGATGGAGATTTGCGTGTCTTTAAGTGCTGAAGAATCTGTTCATCGAAATAAAAAATGGATCTGAAGAACTCTGCGCCAGTAGCCTGAGCAGTTTTCAGGTATTGACCTAATCCGTTCACGTCTACTGCCTTACCTTCGTGTCGTTTACCGAAAGTGAATTCAGTGAATTTGTTCATTAAGTACTCCTATGTTACGAGCCATGTCCCTTCAATTGAGTCGGGGTCATTAGACTGCTGAATTTCAAAACCATGCGATCGCATGAGTGCAACGTCATTTTTAATGACTCGGAAGGCTCTTGAGTAAGAACTGCCATTGTGTGTTTTATTGTAAGCTAAGACTCCGTATCTTTTTACTTCGTCTTCGATATTGTGAGTCCTAATCAATCTGCCTTTCTTTGACCTTAGCCATTCTAATAATATAAATCTTGCTGTTTTCTGTGCCATTATTGTATACTCCTAAATGGATAACGTTAAATCTTTTATCGGTACTTGTACCTAGTTCCACTTGCATGTGTATGGTTACTCTACTATATTTCGCATTCAGTTCTCATAAGGGTTCGCACTCCATTGCTAACTGAAAGCCTTTCGAGGCATTTGGGTCTATCCTTTTTGGTTAGACCCTTTTTTTATGCCCTGTATTATTAAATGATCATCGGACGTTCTTCGACACCAGCATGAGCAGCTACATTAACAGTAGATTGACCCACGTTAGCACCATGATTGAATGAGGTTTGATCTGATTCAGTCATACCCATCAACTCAGGCTGGAAAGGATTCTTCTTTGCGTTTTTAATAAGATATCCCTGCCATTTATCCCATTCAGCTTTAATATCTTCTCTTTCAGCATCAATCGGGAAAGTCTGCTCCCAAACAGTTGAACGGGCTTTACCTCCATACATTCTGTTGATATACTGTACGACCTGGATCTCTTTACCAGTAGCAGTGTTAATCAAGGAAGCGGGTAATGTACCGAGTTCTAGCTGATTGCCATACTGAGCAATTGTATCAGCATCAAAGTAGTTGTAAACACCTGAAGACTGTAACAGTGTATCAAAATGGCGAAGTCTTGGACCCCACCCATTAAATGATTCAGCGAAGTTACCAGCTATGAATAATTTGTTATCGAATACTTTATCACCAGAACCTGTTTCCAGGGTTACTATTAATGCAAGATTGAATGGTTTACCTTCACCGTCCAAATTGTTCTGGTTAAGCTCAATCGCTTTGATACGAGCAGGTGATAAATAGACACCTTCTACAATTGAGTTACTTTGACCACCAGTCGAGTGATTTGAGTTCATTTTTGGCATACGTATTTCTCCCATTAGGATTAATGTTAAATTTGAATTGTTATTTGTGCTGGAAAATCCAGCTTGATTATGCAGCTAACTTAGGCAGAACAGGTACAGCTTGACCATTGTTATGCGCATCAACACAGTCGCAAACATATTGCAAATCATTGGGTATGACAGAGTTAATGAACATTCCCATCGGAGATTTACAAGTGTTGAATTCTGTACCTTGAGTATGAATTAAGTACTCGTTCTTGCCACCTTTTGTCTTCATGTCGGCATACAATACGGTCGAGAAAACACCTTCAAGCGTGATCGTAGAATCGATCATCTTACCAAGGGTCTTAGCTCTAACGTTAGTTGCATCACTGTCATCAACATGGTGAAGGAAAAATACTTTAATGTCATCCCTGAGATTCTGAGATATGGGGATAATACTGAAGAAGTTAAGTGCCATTTGATTGAATTTACCATAGCCAGTTTCAGTTGCCTTAGCCATTGCTTCATATGCCATAAGGTACTGACTGTCATCAATCACGATGGTTTTAATGTGGGGTAGATAAGCGGAAATATTCCTGAGCTTCTTAACTATTTCGTTACTCACGTTCAGGAATTTGTCTCTGTTAGCTGTGTTCTTAGGATCACTTAATGCGCGAAGATCGAAATCATTCCCAAACACTATCATCCTATTGCCTTGGATTTCACTACCATTTTCGTCAAAATAGTTCTCGAAATATGATTGCTTCCAGCCAGGGAAAGGTAAAGGTTTAGGGATCACGCTAATGATATAAGTTTCAGCAGGGTTAAGGGTTCTGACAGATGTGGTCTTGCCACGTCCAGATTTACCCACGTATAGAATTGCCTCAGACATACAGTCCTCCTTGTAAAAAGAAAATCGGATTCGCACTCCGTTGTATAACTTGTTTCCCTGTATAGGGATAGATAACTTACTTAAAGTAAATTATTAATGCAATAGAAATAAATTGACTTCAGTCATTTTTCTGTAAGTTGTTTAGATAAATGGTCTTAACCATCTTCTGTGTAAACCTCATGCTCCTATGCATGAAGTAAAACCAAGTTAATAGACCTGTTGCAATGACTGAAAGAGTAAATATTAACACGTTCGTACTCCTGGATTAGAGATTAAAGAGCTGACTTGCTCTGTTAGAATAATCAGCGATCAAATGTTGCTTCTTGATTTCATGGCTGATGTAATGAGTTAAAATGTTGTACACGTCCCACTCGGACATCCCTGACTTATGTTCAACATTAACATATTCCTTCACAGCTTTAGGAAATTCATTCTCAATAGCTAATAACAGCTCACTTTTTGCTTCGATACTTTCAAGTAATTGAATACGCTCCTGGACCACTGGCACACTTTGCATGCCTTTATTCAGAACTCTTTTGAATTCATCAATATTGAATCCAGAAGTATGCTTACGTACATATCTGCCTAATATCTTCCATAGGGTCATGCCATTGGTACAGACTTCTCTGAGTCCACCAAATTGCATAATAGCTTTGTAGGATTTGTTGTAACTGTTATAAATATCAAGAGTTAAAGCGGATTTTGAATCATTGTCAAGGAATAGGATATCAGGGAATATAACTTGCAGCTTCATCCATCCTAAGTGACAGTATGACTGTTTCTTTCCGAACTGATAATTAAAACCGAGGTTTGTTAATACGTTCAGTACAGGCTCAATGACTTCTTGATTAGTCACTACCTTGTAGCTATTTAAGTGAGGGTGAATGAGCTGACCAGTTAATCCGTCATAAATACCTTTGAACTCGTTGCTGATTACAATGTCATTATAAATTGGTGACACGTATTCAAGTGGCTGTTCACATACTGGGTTATAAAACTGGCTGAGATCGGTGATGACCTCTTGTTTGAATTGAGTTGAAGCTAATAATGGTTCTGTTTCAATTGCTAATATTTCTACTACTTCTACGTCTGGGTATTGATTTTCCTGGAACATATACAGTTCTCCTTATGGTTATTGGGTTCGCACTCCCGTTAGTTTTATCTTGGTTCCCCCTGTGCGTTAATCAGTTGGTTCCTATATTCAGGTTCGCACATCTAAAATTGTGATCAAATCAAAATAAAACATAGCAAGTATAATATGTCTTAATTAATTAAGTTGCAATGTTGATTAATTTATGTTAAGTTTACATTTCTACGCATGAAATTAATTCAAAATACATAAGACCTCTGTATCCGATTACTTGGCTGATAGATTGTCCCTAGGAGTTCTTTTAACACATTTCCAATGCTTGAAGGGCTTGAACCCATACTCTTTGGCTAATGCTATTGGGGCAGAACAGTGAAGGTTCTCTCGTGAGATAACAGACTCTTTAAGGTTCTTTGTTGATAATTGTTCGAGTAAAGCGCATTTGAATTCTGACTTTTCGTTCGCTAGATGTATTGGATCGTGGAATACTCTTCCGCAATCGAAACAGTTATTAGTGAGGAAGGAGTCAACGTCAGAGTTGCTGCTAAATAGAATTATTCTGCCTTTGATCATTTTTAATCAACTTATTCAAAAAGGTCTTAGTTCCAAATTATCCTGTCTTGGATACAGGGATACCAAGTGTCCTGGTTAAATATTCTTCTACTTCATCAATTGAAAGATCTGACATCCGATTACCATTAACTGAAGGTGTGATATGTCCATCAGCAAAGAGATCAAATACAACGCTTATCGGATCACGTTCAAAGCTGAGAAACCAGCAATTACCTAACCCTCTTGAAAATGTTACTGCTGTCAGATAATCTGCATAATTTGTTACCAGTAATAACACAACTGCAAACCTTTCCATGTAATGCTCCTATGACTTATTGTCAAAATGTCTGCCTATGTGACAAACTACTTTAAATGACTTGACTTAACTGCTTTTCTGTAATAACTTTAAGTTCTATTTCCCTGGATACAATAATGGAGTGCGACCATGATCACTACAAGAGCAATCTTGAATAGTAATGAATATACTATCCTCAGACCTTACCCCGCTGACTATAATAAAGGCAAAAGAGACTTCAGACAGACATTAGACCTTGTATCCAAGCATGGACACTGGAATAAAGGAGCCTTATGGCTTCCGAATACTGCTGAAGTACGTGAGTTATTAATAAAATTGGACATATGCCTGAATTAACAGCGGGACTCAATCAAGAGTCCATTATTATTATGGCATAGTTAAAATGTCATGCATGTCCTGGTTAATTAAATAAACTCCCCTGCTCCATTGCTGGGTTACAGGGGGTTATCCAAGGAGTATTACTGTAAACTCCTGCTTACCTCACCTATGAGGAAGTCAATTTCATTTGTTTCTGAGAACTCTGACCGCCAGTTAATCAGCTGAGTCATTACATCCTGTTTCATTGATTGGAGCATGACATTTGGTAAACTGGGTTCATCTGCTAATGTTAATAGGTCTCTAGCCTGAGCTAAAATACCTGCACTGAGTCCTCTTTGTGCGCGGATAGTTATCCACTCACTAAGTCTAATTAAATAGTTTGGGTACATTGTATTCTCCGTTGGATGATCGTTATTTGGGTTACTGGCATTACGCTGGTATTGCTGGGATTAATTCATGGATACTGCTTGAGGGTGTAGTGAACATATGAGTTGGGATGCTCCGTATTGGAACACCCCTTTATAGTTACCACTCAACTTGTGCAGTAGTGCGCTGTGTATATGTAAGGACAGTAAACTTAGAGCCAGCTTCAGATGTTCTATGAAACTTATCACCATCCTTGTTATGGACTAATGAATACTCTGCATCCTTATTGATAACGACCTTTGGATTGTCCAGTTCAGCTGCTAAAGCTAACAATTTGGAACCCATTACAGTCTCATGAATGGCTACATGATCATCGAAGGACATTCTGACACGTCTAGTATTGTAGACAGTGTTCTCTTCAGAGTCCTGTACAACCTTCCACTTGTTCTTCTTAGATAGATACTGTTTAGCTGGGTTGGTACACTTAGTAATCAAAGCCATGATATACTCCTTAGTATAAATGATTAAATGAATTGAGCGTTGATATGAAGCAAGGCAACGCCAGTTGCTAGGGACTGAGCCTTGCCATGATCCAAGCAGCTAACCTGTGGGCTACAACGGAAATTTCAACGGATTGCGACCCCGTACACCCTTTCTGGCAAGGGTCGGGATAACCTGTATATCACCCACCCCCACTATATTATAATTTTTCAGATGTTATGCAGGTAGGAGCACCCTACTGTGATCCCTGAGATGACTACCCTTGCCACACCCACCCTGTAACCCTACTATTTCCCCTCACTTTGTCACTTCTTGTCTGCTACTGGCTATATTGTCAGGATCTCAACGGGAATTCCGACCCTGTAACCCAACTTGTTTACATGGATCTGGTTAGCTAAGTAATTTTTTTAGGATAGACGTACCTTTTCACTTGCATTACCTGTATCTGTTGTCTACATTTATTTTCAAGTGATTTATTTATATAGTTTTATATGGATTGCTTAAAGTTTTTTATTAACTGTACGATTGACATAGACATTGATTAGTTGGTTGGTTACCTCAAGCAAAACAGGGGGATAGGATCTTCATTCTGTCCTGTTCCCCGCCTCCTTTTCAAAGCCATATATAAAAGTTTTAACCTAAACTAATGGAGTGCGAACCTTATGTTTAACTTAGTAACTAAAACCAGACTTGAGAAAGTCAAAGAAGACCTACGAACTGAATTTCAAGCCAAGCTTGATAAAGTATCCACGAATTCCTTCGCTAATAGCCTCAAAATGACTGTCGCCTTTGCTGAAACTTTGGATTTAAGAAGCAAACAGGTTGATACCAGGATAGCCTCACTGACAGAAACCCTTAAAGCTATGCAGGCTGACATCGGAGCATTGAAACTCTCCCCTGCTTCCAAGATGGAGAAGGATCTTACGCGCATTAAAAGGAAACTGGGTGAGGTTATCCTGGAGCAGAAAGAATCAGCTTATGAGGAAGACTTTTCTAATGATATTTTGGGATGTCTTATTTCTGCAGCAATTGACACTGACCTTTTAACCAAGCCGTACCTTGAACAATACACAGCTCTAATGGAAGTTGACAAATCCCCTGCTCATGATGAAGCCTTTGGATTACTATCAAAAGCTATTGATGCAAGTGTTCAGTTTAAGGCTAACCCAAAAGTTGCAAAAGAACTAAAAGTTGTAAGACGCGAACAATTAAACTAGAACGATGATGACGATGAATTTTATAAATGATAATATGATGGATGCGGATAGACACGATGACAAAGCAAATGGAAGAGTTACTGGCAAAAGCAAAAGTGAAGGTGGACCTTAATTTAAGAACTAACCTTTTCAGAAGTGAGAAGATGGCCACTGAGTTTGCCAAGAAACAAGTAGTACAACTGTTCTCTGAAAAAATTGCTCGATTGGCTTGGACTCTAAAAAAGACCAAGAACGATGACCATAGCACGACATTTTCTTCCGAAATCTACATTCTGACAGATAAGGATATTCAGGAGTTGATGAAAAATGGAAACGATAATACGGAAGCTGGCAAAAGAAGGAACTAAGGAATTTAAGATCTATGAGCAGCATGAAGCTGATGATCTCAAGATACCGTACAAGTACTGGAAAGAATGTGATGCTGAAGATGTAGGGCAGATTTGGGCTTTATCGGATGACGGATGGGTTGGTGAACTGTTAATGGTTAAGCTCTATACACCAAGGCACAGACGCCGTCCGAATAAACAAGTCCAGACTGCTTTCGGAAGAAGGTTTGTGAGTACAAAGGTTAAGCTGGATTTCCTTGAGAATCTGTTATACAACTCATGGAACTACCAGAAAGCTCATAGCTGGCAAGTTGCTGAAGCTAACAGGCTTAGGACCCGAAATACTGTAAAGGTTTATGTTCAAATGATGCTTGCGGGTGCTATTGACTGGAATAGATTAGGTCAGGCTTATCGACCCGATCAATACATAGCAGCTGCAACGGTAAGAAGATTGTTCAAAACAGAGGAAGTTAAAGCTATGGTTGATAAAGAATTAAGTGTAGTCCTTAGTGATAAAGGGGCAGATAAGACCTGGCTCATTGAAAAGAGAATCAAGGCAGTTGAGATAGCTGAGAAGGGTGGAAACGCAAAAGATATGACAGTAGCCCTTGATAAGTTTGATCACTATCTAGGCTTGAATGACAGGATAGTGAAGTCGGTTGAATCTGAAGAATTCTCCTGGAAACAGCTTTCAGAAGGTGTCGAGGACGAAAGAAGAATCAAGATCGAAAAGAGTACTGAAAAACCTTTATTGGAGAAGAACAATGATAGTATCCCAAATGCTGAACTGGTTGATAGTGGAAGTGGAGAAGACTGATTGGAATTACGGTCTTGGACACAAGGTCAACGAATTAATTAAAGCGTTACCAAAAGAGCTAAGATCCTTTGACTGGAATAGAAAAGTATGGAAGGTCAAACACTCTGATCAGTTTGTAAAAGAGTTACAGGATCTTCAGAATGAATTCAAGTTTGATCCAAAGACAAGAGTTGACATGATGGAGTTCGACCTGGACAGATGGTTCTGGGAGATATTCAAAGTACGTAAACAGGTAACGAGGATAGCTTAGTGGAGAAGACTGGTTTTTACGAAACTAATAAGCATTTATTTGCTGGCAAATGTCAAAGCTGCTCTCAAATATGTAAGCAGACTAAGGATGCAAAAGTAATGGCTTGTAAATTCTACGAACGTGGTCCTGTGATATTAAAAGGGGATGCGAAATGACATACGATTATAGATGTTTTTTTAGTAAAGGTGGATGCGGGAATCAGATGAATGTTAAACACCCAATGGCTGAAGATCCTGAAGTCCTTTGCCCTGAATGTAGTAAAGTAATGGAAAGACAACTCTTCCCTACCAAGTTTAAGTTTCATAACAACTTGTTTGGCGGGATCTCAGGTGATGAACCCACGAGATTCATAGGCAAGATCTAATGGCTAATAATTGGGGAGATAGAAAATCCTTTTTCGATGTCTATTCTCCTGAAGAATTGAAACGTAAGAGTGAACATGAAACTATGATGGCTGAAGCTGCTCGAAGGGCAACAGCTGGGTATCTGGCTGGTTCGTTAGGTTCAGGATATAAAGTTGCTTATGGAGTTGACCATGCAGTTCCTTCCAAGACAAATCTATCTCACAAGCAGATGTACGATCAGCTAAACCCCCCGAATAAGTACGCCTTTGATATGGGATTAAGTGATATGGATATAGAATCGATAAAACGGCATGTAGGATTTGGCAGGCAGATAACTCATGAGGATATCGAGGATTTTGTAATCTCTGAAGAAAGGAGAGGACGTACATTCAAAAGCAGACGAGGAGCTAGATACGAAGGCAGTAAAGACTGGGATAGAGTACAAGACAAACTGTATGCTCAGACAATGCTTACTGGACAGATACAAGGAGAAAAACCTTTTAAGTGGATCATTGACGATCCAGAACCGAACCATGATCCTGACAAAGTAACACTTAACACGAATTTACTTAAAACAAAACAAATACATTTAGATCAAAACTCATAGGAGAAGTACAGATGGCAGAAAAGAAAGCAGGCATATTCGAAACAATCTATAACGCAACTGACGAGTTAAGGAAATCAATGAAAGCTCCATTGGTTAAGAACAAACTCAAAAGACGTTTGGAATCAGCCTGGGATGATGCTGAGAACAAAAAGATCGATGCAACAGCTAAGATCCAAGATATACGTGAAGACCTTAGCAATTATGACATTAATAAAATCCTGGATAACAAAGATACAGTTGTACGTCTTGGTGAACTTCAGGTTGGGATTGCTGCTGAATTCCTAGAGCTGTTCGGGGAAACAATGGCAAGATAGTTTCACTCTGTCAAAGAGAAAGTACAAGGGTATATCCTGAGTTTAGGGTATGCCCTTTTTCAAAACATATGGGTACGTGGTGCTGAGATTTTAATCACAGCATAGGTACACTTATGTCAACAAAGTTGGAAATACTTCAGAAATTGAAGGGATCATTGGTGCTATTGGGTAAAGCTATCTTTGCTCAAGCAGTAACCAAACCTTCACCAGCATTTCACTATGAACTTTCAGATCTCATTCTTGATACTTCTATCAAGTTCCTGAATATCATTGCTCCCCGCGGATCTGCAAAAACTACCTTAGTAGCAATTCTTAATATAATCCATCACCTGATGTTCGGACGTGATAAAAAAGTAATCATCATTGTATCCCGAACGCAAGGTCACGCGATTAATATCCTACAAACCATTAAAGACATTCTCGACTACAATCAAAACTTCAGACAACTGTTTGGCTACTGGGGAGTGCAGTCAGCTAAGAAATGGACTTCTACTGAAATTGTCCTGAAGGATGGATCTGCAATTATCTGCAAAGGTATGGGACAGATGCTTCGAGGGATGAACATAGGTGGACAAAGACCAACTCTGATTATCCTGGATGACCCCGAAGACGAGAACAATACGAAGACGAAAGAAGGTATGGAGAATAACTTCAAGTGGCTCCTACAAGCTGCTGTGCCTGCTCTCGATGCTGATAGAGGTCGTATGATCGTTATCGGAACTCCGCTCAACGAAAGATCCATCATTATGCAGCTCCAAATGATGAAGCGTTGGGTAACGAAACATTACAGCTATCTCTATGAAAATGAAGATGGTGAAACGGTTTCATTATGGGCTGAAATGAAATCAGTCGAAGAACTACTGGCTGAGAAAGCGGATCTGGAAATAATCGGAAAGGTATCTGTATTCTACAAGGAACGGATGTGTCAGATTATTGGTGATGAAGATCAGCTCTTCAGAGAAGACTACATTAAGCATTGGGATGGAACTCTTGAATACAGGGGTGATGATGCTTACCTGAACATAACCTACTTGAAAGGTGAAGGATCAGTCAATAAGATAGTTCCTGTTAATGTATTCATGGGCGTAGATCCAGCAAGCTCAATTCAGCAGTCAGCGGATTACTCTGTAATATTTCCAATAGCAGTAGACAGATCTCAGAATGTCTATTGTCTTCCTTACTTCAGGAAACGAGTTCCACCAATGGAAGTTGGTAGACAGGTTCTCGTAAACTACAATAACTATAAGCCTAGAAGAACTCAGATTGAAACAACTGGATATCAGGAAATGCTTCGGGATTACCTGAAGGAAGTCTGTATCAAGAAAGGCATATTCATTCCAGGGCTTGAGCTGAAGAATAATCCGAGAACAGCAAAATCCAAACGTATAGAATCATTGCAGCCAAGGTTCGCTCAAGGCAAAGTGTATCTAAAAGTAGGGATGCAAGAATTTGAAGATGAACTCCTGATGTTCCCGCGCGGAAAACATGATGACCTTATTGATGGATACTACTATGCAGTAAAAGGACTCTATGTTCCCTACCATGGCGTAGTAAACAAGAACCCCGATATGGATAAATATTTGTCAGAAATTCAGTTGCAAGTAGAAGATGACTGGCAAGAGGCGTAATGCAGGTAGATATGTGAATAAATGAATGTAATGCAGGTAGCGATGTAGGTCTGATAAATTGTTTAAACACGATTACAGGCTTATATTGTTGCCTGATACGATGATGATATGTTTAGATAATACGGTGAGTAGTGAACATTTACGATATGAATCAAGGTGCGGAGAAGTACATCTCCCAAATGGCTTATGAGACTCCAAAGCAGGTAAAACTAACTCAGCAGCTACTTGAAATTTATCGTAGTTCACGTAGCTCTTGGGATATCAAAGCGAAAGAAGATGACGATTTCCGTAGAGGCGATCAACTCTCCAAAAAAGCCATATTTAATCTGAAGCAGAAAAGACAATCCCCAGTAATTCACAACGTTATTGAATCAGCAGTTGAGAACGCAAAGGCAATGCTTACGGCAAACAAGCCAGCTTTCTCAGCTACCGCCAAAGAAGACTCAGACAGAAAGACAGGAAAAGTATTTGCAGATCTAATGTCTCACATCTGGAATGGTTCTGATGGCAACATGCATCTTAAAACAGCAGTCGATGACTATTACGTTAAAGGCATGGGTGTTCTTTTTACTTACGTAGATCCTCATGGAGCATTTGGTAAAGGTGAGATCATGATTGAATCACTTGATCCATTTGATGTATTCATAGATCCTAACAGTAAAGATCCTTACGCCAGGGATGCAGCTCATATAATCATATCAAAAATACTTTCGTTTGAACAGATCCAAGATATATATCCTGATAAAAAGGAACTCCTGAAATTTGTGAAGGAAACTTTCCAGAGCAATCAGCCGATAAGCGGTAGGAACATTGCAAACCAAGACTCTATTACAGAGAACTATCACAAGAAAGCTGAAGCACTCCAAAGATATTCCAAAATCAAAGTAACTGAAATTAATGTCTTCAATAAACAGACTGGTAATGAAAGGATATTCTCCTTAGCTGAGTTCCAAGAGTTTTTACAAGATCCTTGCCTAGTACAAGTTTCTCAGGAAGGTGAACAATGGATTACTGCTGATCAAGAGGTCGAGCAGGCTTTACAAATTTACGAGCAGACTGGTGGAGTATTCCATTACGAGCAAAATCCTCAAACTGGCGAACCTGAAATGGCTCCTGGACCAGAAAACCAATATAGTATTCCTGGCTCCACAGTCGAATTAGTAATTCTCCCAATGTCAAAAGCAATCGAAGCTGGTATCCTGTTAACTGACAAGATAGTCCAGACTAAAATACAAAGAATTATATCTATTGGTGGCGTACTGTTCGATGAATCAGTCATGCCTATAAGCAATTATCCAATAGTAACTATTATGAATCATCATAATCGCACACCGTACCCAATGAGTGATGTGAGGTTGGTTAAGGGCTTACAAGAACAGATTAACAAGATTGAATCGCTAATCGTAGCGCATGCTTCAAACTCCACTAATGTCAAATTATTAATTCCGCAAGGTTCCGTTGATCGGAAAAAAGTCGAAGAGGAATGGCAGAAAGCTGGAACGGCTGTGATCGAATTTAACGCTGAGATTGGTAATCCTATTGTGGTCCAACCGCCTGCTTTACCGAATGAGTTATACAAGAACAAAGCTGATAAAATGTATGAGATTGAGAGAATGATGGGAATCTTTGCTATGCAGCAAGGTGACGCTTCACAAGCTCCAAATACATTCAAAGGGACTGTTCAGCTTGACGAGTTTGGTCAAAGAAGAATCAAATCTAAAAGGGATGATATTGAAGGTGCAATCAATACGCTGGCTAAGGTAGTGGTCAACCTGATTCAAAAAGTTTACACTGAGCCAAGGGCTATAAGACTTCTTCAGCCTAATAATCTACCTACAAGAGAAGTTTCAATCAATCAACCGATGTACTCTGACTTTGGGGATGCTATTGGCAAGATCAATGACGTAACCGTTGGAGCGTATGATTTGATAGTTGTAACTGGCTCCATGCTTCCTTCAAACAGATGGGCTATGGCAGAATACTACAAGGAACTCTATGGTGCTGGACTTATCGATCAGCAAGAATTCCTGATGAAGACTGAAGTAGCTGACGTTGAAGGTGTGCTTGAGAGATCTGGACAAATGAATCAGATGCAGCAAGCCTTACAGCAAGCTCAGGATCAAATTAAAAAACTCGAAGGTGACATGCAGACTCTTCAAAGAGAGAATGTACACCTTGAGAAAAAAGTTGAAGTGGAGAAGTTCAAGACTGGATTGAATGAAAACAGATCCGATGTCAATAAGGCTTCTCAGCTATATGAAGCTAGACTCAATGACGAGTTAGCTATGCAGAAACGAACTATGCAAATGAATAATAAAGTAACGATGAATAATAAATAAGGATAACACGATGGGCTTTTTTGACACTGAAGACATACCTAATGCTGCCGCGGATTCTCAGGATAATCTGACTCCGAACAATACGGCAATTGGTAATGACCAGTTAAGTAACGATAACATGGATTTTAATAATCCAGCAAATTTTATGACTGATAACAATCCTGTTAACGCGGATGCTGTTACAGATCCAAATCAAAATCTAAGTGGTGAGGAAAAAAGATTTCAGTATTGGCAACAGAAACACGACAAGCTCAATAATGAATTCTCCCAATTGAAAACTCAGTACGAAGGTGTTGACCCAAGTTTCGTAGCTGTTGCAAAACATTTACAAAGCAACCCTGCATTGCTACAACAAGTATTTGCTGGCAAGCCTGCTGATGCTGTCCAAGACAATCAGCTAAAAGTACCAGCCAGACCAAGTAGACCCCAGAATTTCAATGAGATAGAAGCAGTCTCTGACCCTTCTAGTGAATCATACAAATTCAGACAGGCAAATGACCTGTTCAGGGATCAGATGTACGACTATCAGATGGAAGGATTAAGAAGAGAACGTGAAGACTTTGCAAAATTACGCACAGAGTCGGCACAAGTTACTGAACAGGACCACGCTATGAATAATCTTCGCAATGAATTGACCCTTGGCTATGGACTCCAAGGCAATGACGTGAATGACTTCATAAAGGATATGTCCGATCCCAACTCTATGTCGATTCCCAATCTTGTTGAGTATTACAACTTCAAGAAAGGGCGCGTTAACTCAGCTCAAAACAACGCTCAAAGTGTTCGTGACAAAGCTGCTCAGTTAGCTGCTAGAAACAACAACCATACTTACGGTGCTGGTATTACTACCGCAAACGGAAGTGGAAACAATCAACCCAATGGCGATCAATTCCAAAATAACTTTTATAAAGATTTGGCTGGCAATACTGGGAAACTATTTGAGACCTATTAACAAGGATAAAGATTATGAGTGCTAAAACACTATTTGCTGGTGGCGCTCTTGGTACATTGATGCTAGAAAGACGTAATGTCTTAATGGACCCGAATTTCACCAGGGAGTTACACACAGATATAACACCGTATACTACTGCTATTATGCATGGGAATACGAAGACAGGGATTCCAGATCCAATGTTCAAGATGTTCGAACATAGAACTGGTGTCCTAAAGATGCAATTTCAAGTAACAAGTAATGTTACAATTCCCGCTGACAGAACAGCTTCAGCAGATGTCACTATCAAGGATGGTACTACTCTTGGTCTTGCTGGTGAGAAAAACAATACAGCTGATGACTCTTACAAGAACTTCACGTTCGATGTCTGGTCAAAAGATGGCGTTAAAAAAGGTGGTGCATATCTATTATCTGTAACAGATGGCACTAAAGTAAAATTCAAACTGACTTCTCCAATTGCTATCGTGTTAGCTAACGATGACTATTTCGTTGTTACTGGTAACGCAAATGGTGAAGGTGGATATTCAAGAGAAGCATGGGCTGACGAACTAACCTTAGTTCAGAACCAATGCCAAATCTTTGAAACACCTGTTGAAGTTACAGGAACTTTGTACGAAGCTGCTCTTAAAGGTTATAGCAACGAACTTGCTAGACTCCGTAAAGATAAGCAGATGCTTCACTCTCTTCAAAAGGAAGATACATGGCTTAAAGGTTGGTCGCCACTTGGTACTAATATGTCTGGGGCTAACAGTTTTGTAGACGGTAAGTTGACTGACTCCGATGGTAAGGTCGTAAGAACTACAATGGGATTTATCCCAATCGTAGAGACTTATGGTTCTGACTCTGGTGACAATCAAAACCGTTTCTCAATCAATGGTGCTGCTTACGACTATTCTAACTCTGTTGATCAGTTCGAGAAGATATTCACAAACTCTGCCGATGGTGATACGAAATTTGGTTTCTCTGGACGTGGTGCGCTTGGTTTCTGGTCTAAACTGTTAGCTGCTTCTCGCGTAGCTGGTGGTGCAGGTTGGGATATAGAACTTTCAGATAAGAAAAGAAACAAGCTTGGTTTCAATGTACGTATTCTTTCAACCCCTCATGGAGATCTACACTTAACTCCAACTAAAGCGTTGAGAGGAAACTACAATCAAACAATCTGTATCCCTGACATGGCGAACATTTTCCATGCAACATACAGGGCTTCCCGTTTCGACCATAACATCAAAACTGATAACGGTTATGATGGCGTTAAAGACAGATACTTCTCTGATGAAGGTGTCGGTATGACGTTAATAGAAAATCATCAGATCATGACCATTAAGCAGGGAGCGTAATCTATGAGCTGGAATGATGACGTAATAAACAGGATGTATGTGGCAGATGAAAATGTCGCTTTGCCCGCAGCTGCTGGCTCTGGGTATTCTGATGTGATAAAGGATCTTCGTCCTGACCTTTCAAAAGAAGCTAGGACAATAGGTTTCCAATTTCAGGCTTCTGCTGTAACAGGAACTAATATCGATGTGGCGTTATGCGGATCATTGAAAGCGGATGGATCAACTCCATTCCTTTTGAAAGATGCTCTCGTAGCTGACATTACAGATGACACTCTGGTTTCTGGTGTCGTGGATCTTAATGAATACCCTGCTCCATACTACCTAATCAGGTATACAGTGGATGTAGATGAATCACTGAACACAATCACAGCCAAAATATTCGGCTAAAATAATGGGGGGCTTCGGCTCCCCTTATATTCCAAAGGATAGAGAATGAGCTTACAGGGTACAGTTGAATCATACATAGGCATTAGTTCAGATACAACAGCATTGAAAGCATGGCTTGAAGCTGGTTCTGAAGATGTTGCCAGGAAACTAGGTGAACGTTATTTCGATCAGATCTCTGAATCGGCTGCTGTTACTGTGGATGGTTATACAGTTAACGGGTTGATAAAGCATGTGCATAAAGCTAATCAGCCTACAATCAACATACCTATTGATCAAAAGGCTCTAGCATCAGATCCGAAGTCCATGTGGTTTGCGACTGAAGATTCCCCTGTTCATTATTATTCCAATGGCAAAGTGTATATCCTGCCTGGTGGTGGTGATATTGAACTGATAAAATTTCCAACTGTCTCGGTTACAGGAACAACGTTAGGCAAGTACAATTCTCACATGATTCAGGCTACTGTTTTGTATGGCTCGATTCAAGCAGCTATCAAAGCATTTAGTGATTCCCTTCGAAGTATTAGCACTTCTGCTATTGGCATACCTGTCTTTATTGGCACGCCAGATTTCGCATTAACTGATGATGACAAAATAGCATTATCTACAATTTACTTCGATGGAGTTAACGGGGTTACTCCCCTTACTTTGGATCACACACTGGTAGACTCAAATGTCCCGACTTACACAGTGGATGATACAACAATCAGTTACACAGGAATGGATGCAAGTTTATCACAAGATGATGCTGAAATGGTACAGGCGTTTTCAAGTAAGGCTGGGCTTGAATTAAACGAGTTCCAGAAATCACAGTATGAGAGATTGAATAACTTCAATAAAGATAACGTGGTTTACCAGGCAAAGATCCAGAAGGCAATTGAAGAATTAAGAGTTCAGCAGCAGAAACTTGCGGCTGTGTATGACCAAGAATTTAAGAAAGACTTGACAGAGAAGCAGTTCAATGCTGCAAAAAGTTACGAAGCAAAGGTTACTGAATACCGTACAAAATTAGAACAATTCCAATCAAACGTACAGATATACTCAGCACAAATTCAGGAAGAAGCAGGGTTGAGAGCTGCAAGTATCCAGACAGCTCAAGCTATGTTGCAGTTGATTCCTTCGCTGAGGAATGAATACAACTTAACTACGAGTAGATAATGACATTACAGCATATAATCGAAACAGTACAAATGACATTCCCAAGAATGGGAATAACTCAATTGCTTTCTATGTCCAATCAGACTGAAGAAAAATTTGCTTCAGAGACTGGCATAATCAGGAAAGTAATTAGCTTAACGGAAGTCGAAACAGATCTCCCGACTGATTTTGAGAAGATTGATAATTACAAATTTATAGTTGAAAATGGTAGTACCATTGAGACGCTTTTCAAGATCGTCATGATTAATGGCAAATTCGTTGTCATACAGATTGACAATACCACAATTACAGCTATCCCTTCACCTGTCACAAGCATTGAGTTGGAGTATTACGCAAAGCCAACACCATTGACGGGCAAAACAAGCTCTCTGACAATTCCTGAAAAATACTCCGATGCCATTATAGCTAAGATCCTTGAGAAGCTGTATGCAAGAACTCCTGTGACAATGGCTTCATACACTACTGGAACTAACATGCTAGGCATTGATCGCAACATGGTTAGGTACTGGAAGAGTGAATATAGAGAACAAGTAATTGACGCGAAGAAAGAAGCAAATTCAAGAAATGATAAATCGGAATGGCATTTCCAAGGAACTGATGATGAATGAACACGAATGCACTAAAGGCGAAGAGTTAGAAAATTTAGAAACCTTAATGACTGAAGTCCGAGACTTGGTTAAGTATGTCTACGTGCGAAATGGCGGGGGTGCTAAGGTACGATATGAACGCGCTGACTTTGAGCAAAGGGTTTACAACTCAATGAGTCCGTATGCATACTGGAAAAAAGCTGTTTCGTTAGCTGCTCAGATCACGATCATTCTGGGACTTGTATTCGCATTAAGTAAAATGGGAGCTATGTAATGTTTGAAGGAATTTTAGGATTAGTCGGGACGATTATTAGTCCGATTACAAATTTGATTGACAATCTCAGTACCTCAGATGAAGAAAAACTAAAACTGAAGAATGAGTTATTACAAATTGAAAATGCTGCAAAATTGAACGCATTGGAGTATGAGAAAACAGTTGTGGATGCCAAAGCTAAGGTGATGGTAGCTGAGTTAGAGCAGAAAGATAATTACGTGAAACGAGCCAGACCAACGATTCTTTATGGTGGCTTATTCGCCTTGTTTACTAACTACATAATACTCCCTTGGATAGCTCATTTTACTGGTGGATCATTACCAAGCATCGATCTTCCTTCTGAGTTTTGGTACGCTTGGGGTGGTGTAGCGAGTGTGTATTCATTCAGACGAACCGATGAAAAAATTAAAGGGGTACAGTCGTGACAGAAAGATTCGAAATAGCATTCCCGAAATTAATGAAACGTGAAAAGGGATACGTAAATGATCCTGACGATCCAGGTGGTGAAACCAGATGGGGATTCAGTAAGAGATCATATCCTGATGAAGATATAAAGAATCTGACTATTGAGAGGGCTAAAGAGCTGGCTTTTAGTGACTTCTGGTTGCCTGCTTACGACCAGATTAAAAGCGAAAGATTAGCAATTAAAATCTTTGACATAGGATTCAACACTTCTCCGAAAGGACAGAAAACATTTAAGAAACCTGTGAAGACAGTTCAGAAGACTTTGAATAGATGGTACATGGAAAACTTAATTGAGGATGGACTGATAGGTGGAAAAACTATTTCTGCTATTAACAGAGTTAGATATCAACCTTCGCTTTACAGTCTGTTTATCTTCATGTCTTCTTCAGAATACGATGAAATAATTAAGAACAGACCTACGAGCGAAAAGTATCGTGCTGGCTGGCTAAATAGATTATACGAGACAGACTAATGAGTAAAGATACGTTAAATATAGAGACTTTCAATATGGGTATTATGAGGAATCCAGACAGTAAGGATATTCCTGCTAATGCTGCTTCATCATCGAAGAATATTGAATCGGTATTTGCTGAAGGAAAACTGAAAGGTATCCCTAAGCCATTGCTTGCTGATGGCGACAAACAAGATGCCAAGACAGCAAAAAGAGCTGTATGGTTGAAGAAATCTGATGATACTGAAACGATGGTGTTCCATGACGGATCAGCTATAAAGTACATTGAAGACTATTACGGTTCTCACAATCTTGCTGACCCTGGGATTGCAGTTTCAGCTTGTACATTGGTTCCTTCAAACAGATCTGTATTCGTTGGATCTGGTGATGCAGTAAGCGAACTCTTTTATAATGATTTCACTCCCTGGGCTACGTTGGTAACTGAAGGATCGGGTAATTCAGGAGTTGACGAGTTTGAAATCAATGGAGCTATAACCTCTTATGGCGGGACCAAGACAATCGAGATAGCAAGTGTAACTGATGTCGAAGCCTCTGGGTTTAATATTACTGTAAGTGATGATGATTATTTTATGTTTACCTATGCAGGGCATGGATTAGCTGCTGGACAAACGATACTGTTGAGCTACGAACTATTCATATACTCTGGTGGATTTACAGGTGCAGTTTATATGCCTGTCAGTGCGGAAATGATGGTTGCTAAGACAGTAGGTGATGTGGTTTACCTTGATGCTCCCTATTGGTATTCCAGAGAATTAACTGACGGTGTAGCCTTTGATTATATCAAGGCGGGATCAGGCTCATACAAGATTGATAATCAAACGACAATCAAGATCAACGGTACTTCGAAACTATTAGAAAGCGGACAATCCTACGATCTTGGACAAGGATTATCTGTTCAATTTGGAACACTCCTTGGGTGGGCTGCTGGTGACACCTGGACAGTAAGCATTGCGAACGCCAATGCTGAATCTTTAGCTGTGTCTAATGTTGAGTATAGCAACTTTGCAAGCTCTGAAATTATTAAGATAACTGGGAACCATAATTACCCAGGCGAAATATTCCAAAAGAATACGACATATTTATATACGCATAGCCTTATATATAACGGATTACACGAATCTCCTTTAGCTAAGAAAAACGTCACTCCTATCAACATCTATACTGGTGCAAGTAAGGGAAGGATAGAGTGTAGAATCAAAAATTACGCTTCTTTAGACAAGCGAGTAACTGGGATTAATATATATCGGGCTGAAGCAGCAATGCACTCAACTGTCCCTAGCGAAGAATTCCGCTTAGTGGGATCATACTCTATTAACCAAGGTAGATGGAGTAATTCAGGACCAGATAAAGTTTTGACGTTTTTCGACTACGGGAACATTGGTCCAACTTTCGAAGATAGCTCAGGGATCAGTGAAGACCTTTCAGATTTTTCAGTTACATGGGGATTAGCCTGTGAGCTGAATAATGAATTGTTCGTTGGTCAATGTATGCAGCAAGAACTTCCTGATGCACCATATATGATATTCAAATCATTGCCATTCAGGTATCAACAGTTCAATTGGACTAATGACTATCTGAAATTACCTGACAAGCCTACTGCTATGGCAAGTTACAATGGCAGGGTTTACGTGTTCACAAAGTTTAATACATACAGAATTAATCCTACTGGCTTATATATTGAGGATACATTTCCGAATATAGGCTGCTCAAGTAAGGACTCCCTGATAGTCACTGATTACGGGCTTTTCTGGTATGATAGCAATAACGCTTATGGAGTAATTGAAAACCAAGTAACACCAGTTTCTTACCCAATACAATATGGAACTCAGAGCTGGCATGGTTTGACCTATACTGATAGTTGGACATTATTCGATGCAAGAAGACAGTCAATCATCTTTGCCTTTGCCCTATCATCTGGAACGGAAGTTGCCTGCTGGGTAGTGAACATTGTAAAGAAACGATGGGACTATTACTCATTCAGTGGGCTTAGTCTAATCAAAGGATTATTCACAGGTACAAAGGGCGACATTTACCTGGTATCTAACAGTGGAGTCTATGACATTCTCAGTAAGGGTGCAGGGATGCCCTGGGAATGGATCTCAGGTGAGCTAGGCTTGAACGAATCCAGCCAGTTGAAGTATCTATACAAGTTGATCATTGATGCAACTGGTAGCCTTAAAATCGAATTCATGACCAATTCTACAAATTGGGTGACACTGACAGATGATGACATTAAAGTTGCTGGTGACTATCCTCAAGCAAAATGGATAAAGTTCAGGATCACTGATTCAGTTGGTGATAAAGTCGCGAACTCAGTTACTCTGGTGTTTAGGAGAAAGGCAGGTAAACGATAATGGCTAGAAGTCCTAGAACTGGAAACGATGCGATTGATAGACAGTTACAATATTTACATAAACGTATTGATGAACTATCTGATAATGGCAGCAAGAAAGCTACGTTAAAGGCTTACTCCCCTGTTTCGAAAACAGTAACTCCTGTTGTTGAGATAGCTGGAATAACTTCTACCTACGATCATGTTCGCGCTATTGAAGTGACTGGATTAAAAGCAGAAATATTGAAGCTGAATGGAACTCCCATTCAAGTTAACAATAGCTCTACCGATGGGGAAAAAACTTCTGAGAGCAACGATTATATAAAGCTGTCCTGGAATAATATAATCCATGAGGAAGGTGACGAAGTTGGCACATACCGAGTTGACCTACAATTAAATAGAGTGGGAAGCGGGTACGTAAACGAGATTCAGGCTGATGGGGTTACAGTGGATAGTAGCAGTAAAGCGAAGTTCACAAACTATGTTATTATGGCTAGAATTGAAGAAGACCAACGAGATCCATATAAAGTTCTTTCGATGGCTCCCTACCCGATTGAATACAGTTATACGAATTATGTAAAAGAGTGGTTCGTATTTGAGGTCATTCCAATTGATCCAAGAGTTGAGAGAGTTGAAAAGATAATCACATCATTACCCTTCCCGAGCTACCTGAGTTTTTGGGTTGGAGCGTTGACCAGTGACGCAGTACCTGGGACAAGGGTTAGTCTTTACGCAAGGAAATTTAACGAAGTAGGCGCGAATATTAATCTTCGTACATCAACGACATTCCCGAACGGAAGATGTGGTGATGGATTCCTGGGCGAAATCTTTATTCAAAGAAGTGGGTCAAAATCATTTTCTAGCAATATAGTATCAGGACTTGGAGCTGGTGGATATGGGTGGGCTTTATCCTCAATAGATAATGTTGACACGACTTCAGATCGACCAAAAGTAGTTGAGCTTGAAGTGGACAATTTAAGAGTAAGGAACAAATTATCTGTAATGGAATTGTTATTCCAGCAAATCAGGGCAACTAACGGGACATTGTTAGTGGCTACGACAGGTAAAGTAAAGAAGATAGTACGTAAAAAAGATGATGGTAAATAATACAATTAACAAGTCACGTAAATAAGGAAAAAGAACTATGGCAAACAAGATCTATAACAAAGGATTGGCGAACTTTTTCAACGGTACAATTGACTGGGATACCGATACTTTCAAATTGATGTTACTTGATAACACATACACGGTTGACAAGGACCATGATTTCACTGATGTTATTGGCGAAGTCTCAGGCACAGGTTATACTGCTGGTGGATTTACTCTGACGACTAAGACAGTTGTCCAGGATGATGGAAATGACAAGGTGCAGTTGACTTGTGATGATCCAAGTTGGGTAGGATTAAATGCTGGTCTGATTCAACAGGCAGTGATTTACCAGTCAACAGGTACACCTGCAACCAGTACACCACTTTTACATATTCAGGATGGGCTTCCACAGACTCCTATTGCGGCAGATTTCGTTCTGCAAATTCAAGATGGTGTTGTCTTAGAAATTAGCCAGGTGTAATAAATGAAAGCATACAAGAATTTAGCTTATTCCCCAGTGGTTTCATACGATGGGACTAACATAACATTTGATGCAGGGGTCGAGTCTGATAGATTCGATGACCCTGCGACAGTGGGAAGTTACATTGTTCTCATTTGGAATGAAACTCTATACCCTGATCCAAGTAAGATTAAGAACTGGAAGTCTTCAAATGATATAGACTACTTTCTTGTAACTTCTAAATCTGTAAGGGTATTAACAGGAACCGAATTACAGGAAGGATCAACAACCAGTCTTTCGATTAAGGCTGATACCAATTATGGTGTAGCTCTAATTGTAAGTGAAGTCTTTATGGCTGACCTGGAAGCTGAAGTTGATGCGAATACAGATCATAAGAATTCAACTCATGCTCCGAGTGACGCGAATAATTACTCACATCCAGCGAGTCATTCACCTTCAGTCATAACTCAGGACACAGATAATAGATTTGTGACTGATGCTGAAAAGTCTACCTGGAACGGTAAAGCTGCTGGTGATCATAATCACTCAACTGTTTATGAACCAAAGAACACAAATATTCAAACTCACGTTGGATCTGCACACGCTCCGTCTGATGCTAATAACTATACACATCCAGCGAGTCATGCACCAAGTATTATTACCCAGGATTCAAGTAATAGGTTTACAACTGACACTGAAAAGTCAACGTGGAATGGCAAGGCTGATGCAAGTCACGATCACAAGAAGGCTGTCATTATCAAAGTATTTGATGATGCTACTGACGTTGCAACAGGTGATGGCAAATACATATTTATGGTTCCATTAGAATTGAACGGAATGAATCTAGTTGATTGTGAAGCATTTGTAACAACTGTTTCAAGCTCAGGTTTGCCAACGGTTCAGGTTAGGAATATTACAGATACACAAGATATGCTTTCTACCAGAATAACTATTGATGCAAGTGAAAACTCTTCTCTATCAGCAGTTACGGCTCCTGTTATAAACGCTTCTTATGATGACGTTTCAACAGGTGATTTTATTGCTATTGATGTCGATGTAGCTGGTACAGGTGCAAAAGGTTTAGGTGTAATATTATCATTCCAATTACCATAAGGATATTAAGATGGCTAAGAAGATTAAGCTGGAAAAAGAGAAAGTTGTTAAGGTAAAAGGTCGGGGTAAGTCTAAGAAAGGCAAGGACAAAATCCATGCCGAAGTGGATGGCAAGGACATCTACCTGTTCAATAAAGAACCAATGACAGATGAACGCATTGAACGTAAACTAAATCAGTTGAGAGATAAAAATGTATTGCGATTATAAAATAAACTCCATACTGGACGTAAATAGTATCACTCAGGATAATGCTGTTATAGTTAACGCTTGTTTATATGAGGGTGATTATCAGGACATATTAAATGAAGAAACAGGCGAAACTGAAAATCAATATGTAAGAACATCAAGATTTTATGAGTTTGCTTTATGGTATGAAGATAGATCAATAATGTTGGCTGAAATTGAGGACGATTTGAAAGAAATTATTCAAACACAAAAGGGGAACAGGGATGTCATTGCTGAGTGTATATAGAAGTTTGCGATTGAAGCGACACATTAAAAAGCATGGATCAAAAAACAAAGGATATTTCCAATGTTTCGATCAGAGAATAATTGATTGGCAGAAACAATTGATATGGTTGATTAATGCACCTGTAATAAAATATTGGTTCAGACATAAACTGCGGATTGACCAAGATGCTGAGTCAAAAGGAAAATATATATCTGAAATAAAACCAGACAAATATATAATTGATAACGATGATGGTTCAAAAACAATGATTACTAGAACACACCACAAATATAGTAAGCGATTGTATTATGGGTTTGCCCCTATATGGTGGGTTGTTCATTTTTTAGACTGGTTATTTATTGATAAGCATTTACCTGAATGGAGTTTTGGGTTTTACGACTTAACGCTATATTCAGAGACAACTTACGGTGGTTCTTATACTTGTGACGGCTATTATTTTTCGACCTCATCCAGTTCAGGACAATCTTGGTCTGCCTCACGGACTGACACTGCTCTTGGCGACACTAATGCACTCTTTATACGTTGTGGGTATTACTGTGGGAGTGTAACCAATCAGTTTAGGTACTTATACAGAGGCGTTTTGACTTTTGATGTAAATTTGTACGGTAGCGCATACGTAGCTACATCGGCAATATTATCAGTTGCGGGACAATCAGCAGAGATAACATGGGACTATCCGCAAAATATTACAGGTCATTATCCAGTTACATACAACGATTTAATTAACGATGGTTGTTACCTTGAAAATTTTGGAACGGTCAGATTCATGGCTTCTGATTGGGCACTATCCGATTTTTCGATAGGTTCTTATAATGAGTGTGCCTTAAACTCGGCAGGTAAGGCTCATATGATCTCATCAAGAGTTATTTCTTTGGCGTTTAGATCAACGCCTGATCTGGACAATTTTCAACCTAGCTGGGCGGCTTCTTATACAAAAGATCGTGTCATGTTTGATTCAGTAGATCAAACAGGTACGTCTTCAGACCCAAAACTGGTAGTAGTTTATGATCTTCCAGCAGTAGCAACATTTATTCCACAGACTATAAATATAATTTAAGGATAACGATATTGCAAACAGGTTTAAGAAACAGGCACTATAATCAATTCCTCAAATATTTCAAAGGGAACTAACGAATGTTAATTGGACGGGATATAGTTGGGTCTATAAGTAAATTTAATACAACTAAAGTATCTGCTGTATTCACTACTGTTCTAGTATTGTCAAGTTTTGCCATGACTCCCAGTACAAAGGCTCAAGGTACTACCACGAACCTGAATGTTAGCCTTCCAGTGACGAACGTTTCCCTGGCTACTGATATACTTTCAGCTACCAAAAACTTACAGATCATGTTACCTGGCTCAACTCCTAAATTGAGTACAAGTACGGATAAAGTTAATGCTCAAGTTACAGATGCAAATATCACGACTAAGGTAGTGATTAATATATCTACTGTTGGGCTTACTTATAATAATGCAGTAACAAGTCCTAAATTTATATCGAATATATCAACGGTTCTCATTTTGGGAACTCCGATCAATGTAACAGCAAAAGTATCAACTGATAGCTCTCCTGTTCTATTAGGTGCGAACGCTCCTATTACACAGACCACGTTGATTTCTAATGTTCTCTTTATCAGTACCAAAAGGTTGCAACTCAGTACACTTACTTTGTTACCAATATTAAGAACTGATACGACAACTACCCTGGCACAAGTTACGTCATTGGTTAGTTCTGCAAGTCAGAAGACCGATGTTCCTACGCTTGCCCTTGGACTTACTGGGGCGACTGTAACACCTAGAATATTGGGAATAGGGGTAACTGCTCAGTTAAGCGGAACACCAGCCACAATGCTACCTAAAGTTACGACCAGTAGTACTTTTGTCTCTGCTGCTACTGGTCCCGCTGTAACATCGTTCCGAGTTTGGCAACATATTGATGTCCCGACTATGAGCGTATCAATTAGTTCAGCGATTACAGGATCTAGAATTACAAGAAGCACGACAATAGCTTCACTGGAAGCGACTTCATTAGAGCTGAATATGGAATTAACCATTCAATCTGATACTGTGGGCTTAGAAATAAGTGCTGGTGAAACAACTTTTTTCACTCCTGATTATACAGTGAATTGGGAGCAAGGTGGACCCGACTTTAAGGTAGGTGACTTACTCTTATCGTATAGGAAGGATTTTGACGAGACAGCAACTCAGGTAGAAATGTACTGGGTCAAAGCAGAAGTAACAAGGATTGATACTGAGGGTGAGGCTGAAATAAGATTACTGGACGGTACACTCTCATGGAAGGACTTTGAAGATAACTCAGATGGTATCGAATTCGTAAAGGTTGGGAATAAAACTGATGTTACCAGACAAGGATCAATACTCCTGACTTCAGACTTTGAGAACGCTCCATACATTGATGTGAAGGACGGAACAGATTCATTTGATGCGTTCTTCAATGCCTTACCAAAAGTTAGGATGGGACTCTTAGACGGGCTTGATGATAACTTCGGAACAGAAGAAACTCCCTACTACCCTACTGGTTACGGGTTATATGGACAGAACATTTTCCTAAGAGGCATGTTAGTTATTACAGGTGGTGCAACACATGATTTAATATTGTCAAAGTTAGATCAGGATGACTTGCCGAGTTGGGTAGGCAATAACGCAACTGTATTAGCAGCATTAGAAGGTGAGACAATCATTGATGGTGGATTGATAGCTACAAGTTATTTATCTGCAAGTAACATCCAGACTGGGACTCTTGTTAGTGTCGCCTATAAAAGTTCAAACAGCAACTCACGAATTGAAATTAGTGCTGGTAACAGTATCACATTCTACTGGGATAGCTGGACAGTCGGTTCATTATCAGGTACTTTAATCCCATATGAAGCATGGGATGGTGTAGGGCTACAAACTGGGGTACATAGTGCTATCGGGTGTTCAAACTGGCTTCAAGCATCAGGATTCTCTGGAAGTTTCAGGATGCCTGGGATTAGTCAAACCACTGGTAATTATCCGAAACCAGCAAATTTATTAACAACTAATATGTATGGGATCATAACGGAATCAAGTGTCTCAGTGGCTACGATAGCTGCCCTTGAACAACGTATATACGATTTGGAAAATCCATCATTCCCAGCATAAAAATAAAGGAACAATTGTAATGGCAATCAAAAAAAATAGAAAAACACCACAGGGCGTTGATGCGGATTATCACAAAGTATCTGCAATCAATATTGACTTTGTGCATAAGAAAGCAACGATTACTATTGCGCTTTATATCTCCCGTCAAGCCAGGGATGAAGGTTATTTACCAGTGGGATATGATGAACTTACAGTGTACGATGAAGATTTCGATTTCTCAGCGAATGACAAGCTGGTTGAGAAAGCATATGAAAAACTTAAAGAAAATGACAAATGGAAGGATGGTGAAGACGTATGAGTGAGGAACAAAAACAGATAGCTCTTGATAAGGTCAAAGCAATTGATAACGGAATGGAAAAGATGTTAGCTGATTACAACTTCAGTAAAGGCTACCAGGCCGCTTTACAGGATATGGCTTCGGGTAAATTGTTCGAAAAGGAACCCAAAGAGAAAAAATAGTTACCTGCATTACAAAATCAGAACTGATTAATTGGTTATATTCTTGTGATTTTATGATAAGGAAATGATACGATGTTTGGAATAAGTGTAGCAAATAATCCGAATTCCTGGATGAAGGATTACGGTGATAAATACAATAGTCAAGCCAATCAATTTATGGACCCGAATAGTGCATTCTATAAGAACGCTGCTGATGGGTACAACAAAGATATACAAAGGAATGTCGCCTCAGCAACTCCTACAATGAACTCCCTTCTTGGAATGTCAAAGGCTAATGGAATGAGTGGGTCAGGATCTGCTTTAATGGCTAATAACCAGATGAAAGCGATTAACACCAAGAACAGAGACACTGTTTCCACAGCTACGAGCAGATTCAAAACTGGACTTTTAGGTATGGGAATGGATCAAGCAAGTAACCTTAGAAATAATGCTGGCAATATGTATCAGGGATATGGTCAGGGCGAAATGTGGAAGTCTGAAACTAATGCAAGTTTTATGGACAATATATTCTCAGGCTTAGGTGGTATGTTGGGTAATCAGATCGGTAAAACTGATTGGTTAAGTAAAATATTTTAATGAGAGGATAACATGAAATTTGGGTTTGGACAATCGATATTAGATTCATATATGCGTGGTCAGCAAGGTAAGAAAGATGACGAACGTTATAATAGTCAGATGGACATGCAGATGAAGCAGTTCCTAGAGAACCAACGTCAGTTCGGTGAGCAAATGGGAGCCAGGAAAACTGAGTTTGATTCCAATGCTGGATATAGGGATAAATCTCTAACTCAGAATTGGGACTTGGCTAACCTGAATTCAAAAATGCAAAAGTATGGCATTGACACAAGTGCAGCCTCAAGTAAATATGGAACTGATGTAAGTGCAGCATCTTCAAAGTATGGTGTTGATGCAGGGGCTGGCGAAAGAAAAGCGCGCATTGGGCTAATGAATAAGCAGCTTGAAAACGAGAAATGGTTTACAGATCCTGCCACTGGTAATATGTCAACTGATAGAACGCCAGGTGCAGTTCCTTCAAGTATGATCCAGGGTTATACGGCATATAAAACTTACGCTGATGCTAAGACGAAAAGAGAATCGTTCAAGGGTGAAGTCGGGAATCCAACCCCGTTAGGTCTAGGTGATAATACAATGACGAATCATACAAAAGGTTTCGGCATGATGCCCCCACTTCTTGGTGGAAGTTCAATTATGGGCTTTGGTATGCCATTCCCGTTACCAAACACTACTACGGCTAAAGACACAACGCAATTAAATTCCGCAAAAAAATTGTTGAAGCAAATTTATAAAGACCCGCAAACAGCATTAAGCGATCCAGACATTGCGAAACGTTTTCAGATGGAAGTTCTTCCTTATCTTATGGATGTTTCTGGTAAAGGGGTAAGTCTTGGAGAAGAAAGTCAGAGTATGTTAGACTACTTTTTGAAAGCTCAAAGTCAGAATGGTGGTGGGAAGTAATATCCAAGTTGAGTATATTCGATCTCCTATTAACTTCAGAGAGAAAATATGAATTCGAAACAAATCGGGATACTTGCAGTTGGTATTTTAGTGGCGGTTATATTGACAATATCTCCTTTAATGGATGGGCATTGGAACCCATATATGGAAAAGCCATTGTGGAGAGAAACAATAGCATTAATACTTGGTTTGGAAGCATTTGCAGGAATTGGAATTTATTTATTGAGAACGAAAAAGACTGAAACAGTTTAGATGATTATGCTGCCCTCGTTTATCGGGGGCTTTTTTATACGTTAGGACACGACATACGAGGTTAGGATAATGATGACACAGGATCAGCTTGATGCAATTAATGCTGTATACCAACAAAACCCTCATGTATTCGATGAAGATACAGTCGATTACATTCAACAGGCAAACACACAATACAATATCCCCTTCCAAAGAAACGAAGAAGCAAGCGAATTCAACTTAGTTAACACAGTTGGAAATCTTATCAATGGATTCGTTGAAGGCTTCACGACATTAGACCCTGGATTAGTTGAGGAAAAAAACACTTACGATAGCATAGCTGGCTCGATTGGTCACTTACTTGGATTCATGGGAATTATTCCTGGACTGGGTACGGCTGGATCTCTGGTTGCTAAAGGAGTCGCAAATACCGCACGGTTATTCAAGGGTGCATCTGCTATTGGCAAAGTTACAAAGGTGTTAAAGGTCGCTGAAGGAATGGCTACGTTCAAATCAATTCCAATGATGGGAGCTGATAAGGTTCTCAAAATGACAGGGCTGGTAAAGGCTGGAAAGGCTGCTAAGAACTTCGTTGGCATGAACGCAATGAGCAAGTTGGGTGTCAGTAAACAAATGGCTGTGAGGCTTGGATATGGAGCTGAGAAGATGGTGGAGTCTGGTCTTCATCTTGGAACTGCTTCAGCAATATCTAGTTGGACAAAAGGTACTGATGCAATGATGGAAAGTTTCCAGCATGGTTTGATGGGTGGAGCTGCTTTCGGTGCATTAGGCGAAGCACTTCCTTCAGGAGTTGCTACAAATTTTGGTAAGGATGGATTCATGGGAGCTATGAAGAATCTTGTGAAAAATCCTAACACTGGGGATCTGGAATGGAAAGGAGTTGCAAGAGTTCTATCAAGTTCAATCTTCATGGGTTTACCTGCTACGTTAGACGAGCAACCTACCGAATTACAGATATATAATTATTTACTTGGTGCATACTTTGGAGCTGGCGAAATGTCAGGTGAACAAAAGATGGCTATGGAGTTTATTCAGGAAGCACCAGGGAAAATGTATAAGAAGGACAATATTGAAGTTCCCCGTAAGCTGGCTGAAATGGCAATGTCACAACCTGAGAAACTTCCAGGCTGGGCTATATTACCAGCAGGTGCAAAAGCTGAAGTATTGAACCAAATTACTCTCGAAGGTCTTAGAACTTTCGAAGTAGCCAATGGCAAGAACTCAGATTACTATGATGTATCAGAAGCTGGAATCAGGATCTCAAAGAATATCGAAGAAGTCTATCGTCAGCACATGGACGAAATTGAAGCTCAAAGATCTACTGGTGAAATTACTAATAATGAAGCCATGCAATTAAAGGATCATAGATTCACACAGTTTTATGATGCAGTTAAATTCACCAAGATGCAAGAGTCTTATGATAAGCTACTGAAGGACAATGCTGAGAAATTAAATGATCCTCTTGTGGATGCTGAAGCGTTGACGTTGGAATTAAGAACTAAGGCAATTGAAGTTAGTCGAGAACATATAGCCAAGGAAGCAAGGGATGTTATCCAGAACGAAATCGAGTCGAGAAAACTTGATGTTCAGTATGTAGATAACATGAAGAAATTTGCTGAATTCGAGAAGACTGAACTTAGTGTTAGATTGTCTGAAATTGATACCTATGCTGAAGACAAGCAGCTTAATCCGATACACAGAAAATCTACATTCAATATCGCATTTGAGTCATTGGGTAGTGAACAGTTCAAAGACTTACCTACCGAAACACAAATTGATAAGATAGTCAGTCGTGAAAAAGAGATCATTGATATTTTCAAGGATCACGAAAATGAATCATTCCCTAAGCTCATGGAAACGCTGAAAGCTAAGTATAAAGGGCTGGATCTTGTTGAGAGCAGCGAAAACTGGAATGTATTCAAGAACGCATTTGAGAAGGCTTCACAGCTCAAAGTAATTCCACAGGGTATAATCGACTTCAGGGGTGATGGAATGACTATCAGACCCTATAAGTACGATGCTGATGGCAACTCTGTACAGCAATGGAAAACTGAACCTTATTTAGTGAAAGCTATGAAGGAACATTATGGCGAAGACTTTGAATTCTACAACATAAAGAATATCTGGACGAATCAGGGTCAAAGAAAACTATATGATTCTCCTGGTGGATTCTCAGATAAAGAGTCAGGCAAATGGGTTAAGGATAGAGAGTTCAACGAAGCGGATTTCCTCAAGCTAACAGAACAGTTGGCTGGTGAGGGATTTGTGGTTTTTGGTGGCTCAAAGGATTCTGGAAACTTGCTGGTTTACAAAGCACCTATTCAGGAATTTGCTCAAGCTGAATCCATAATGGGAGAAGCTAAGAGTGCTGTATCGAAGATCCAGAAAATGAATCCTAATTCCAAACTTAGGACTCAGTATAGTGAATACATGAAAGAAGTTTTTGGCAAAGTGAATCCAGATAAGAATGATCCAAAGGTACAAGCCAAAATTCTTCAGTGGGCTAACAATATGAATGTCATCCAGAAGCTAAACAAGTTTGACTCCATTGAGGAAACAATGCAAGCCCTGGATGCTGGTCATATACTAGCTAATCCGAAAGCACTTAATAAACGTATATCTTTATTAAACAATGGTTTCTTCATCATGAAACCTGAATACTTCCCTGCTGATGCCAAGGAAGGTCTGAACACAGTTATTGTCAATGCAATTAATAAGAACGGCATGACAATGGCAGAGGGTCCAGCGGATCTTATGCGCTGGGTAAAAAACAAGTCTGGTAACTTTGAGAAAATAAAAGTTGATACTCATGTTGATGGAGTAATTTACGTTAGGGATGACATATATGACGGCATGACTAAGCAGCTTGGACTGGATATCAATACAGGATCTCAGAAAGGTACTCTTACTCATGCTGCTCAAGGCGAAGGAATGTTATTAGGCAAGTTTGCTTATCATAGAGCTGGTGAAAAAATGTCCAAGGCTATGACTGATAAAAATGTTCATACCGTATTGAATACCACTTCAGCAAAGCAGATAGGTAAGCGAAAGGTGTATGATTCTCATTTCACGAAGGAAGGTTCCTGGGACTTTTATGAGTCTGGGACTGCTAACCAAGTTGATATGTCAGTAGCAGAAAATATGTATAAGATCCCACATGAATCATTCACATTGACTGAAGGTGGTGAACATCATTCCCAATTACAGGATACAAGCTACAAAACTCAGTTAGCTAGTGGAATGGATTCCAAAAGATTTCCTGAAGGGATTACCTGGTGGAATAATATGATTCGTCAGAAGATGATTGGTGATGCTGATGAAATGAATAGATACAATATGTATAAGGATGGGAAGTTAAACTCCAAGGATCTAGACCCGCAAAAGTTATCATTGCAAGCAAAAATAGATGTCTTATATGCAGGTAAGAATGATGCAGTCTATCGAAAACTGATGAATCATTACATAAATGCTTTACGTGACAATATGGTTTCCGAACATGAATTGGGAATTGATTCTGCTGATAGGCTAAGGAAAGAAATTGAAGGTACTGTAAGTGGAGCTGAAAAAATAATGAAACTCTGGGGTGGAAAGAATAACATGAACTTGACCCCCGCTATAATGAATCACAGATTGCTTCGCGCGTATTTTGAAAAGGTAGTTGAAAATGCCATTAGAAATGAAGTTGTAAGACCGAAAGCTGAAGGAAGTTTTTCAACCATATTCCAGCCGTACAGACCTGATCTCATGCAAGGTATTCATTTACAGGAAGGTGAAGTAATACTCGGTGAGAAGTTGAGAAATTACAAGATCCCTTGGCTCGATGGAAAGATTGAGATTGAGAAAGCAATTGAGCTACACAAGAATGAAACTGATACCGCTAAAAAAGCGACAATGGAAGATTATCTCTCAATAGCTCTGCAAAGAGTTCCGACTGATTCCCCTTCAGGTGTAAGAATCTTGAAAATAGTAGGATTCTCTGAACTTGCTGGAAGTGGATCTATACTGCATCCGAAAGACATGGCAAATGCAGGTGGTGCTGACTTGGATATCGACAAAGGTTTCATCTATACAAATATGCCAACAGCAGTAAAGAGAGAGTTCCAGGCTGTCAAGAATGACTGGTATGAGTATCACCAAAAAGACAGCAATGGCAAATGGAAAAAATTATCAGGTAAGGAAATCGAACGCCTGAAAGCTACCAAGAAATTTGACAAAGGTCTGAAGGATGATACAATAGCTGAAGTTGAGATTGACGCAAAAGGTGAAAACTCCCCTTTCTATGTGAACCTGCCAGCTAAGGAAGAAGCAATGATGAATAATCCTTTCTCAATGGCTGATTCCAAGATCATGTATAAGGTGAACAGATTTGCAACTGAAGGAAATGCACTACTTGGACCAGGTATCAACATAACAAAAATATTACAAGGTATGCTGGAAGATCCGAACTCAAAGTTTGTTCCACGACCTGATGCAATGGAGCAGTTTCAAGCTCTGAAAAGGACTTTAATCAACAGTGCTGCTGATGCTGCTGACGGAAAGAAAATGGTTACTTCCGATCAAGTTATGGAAGTATTTGGAAAGAGACTCTACGGAATTACCGATCCAGAAATCATGAAGGATTTTGTGAAATCGGTTAAAGAGCATCCACTGAAAAAAGTAAACAGTCTACTTAACCAGGGCAAGCTAAATGGTAAGGATTTGACTTTACCTGAAATCGTAAGTGAGTTGGGTAAGCAAAGGACTGAACTTGGTGGAGAAATTAAGAATCCATTTTTTAATGCTGGGTTGATGATGTCTGAGTTAGAATTTGGACACCATGAAGTATACCCTTGGCTATCTAATGAGTACGGCAAGAACTTGACTATCCTCTCTCAAAAGTATGGACGTGCAAGTAAAGAAATTAAAACTGTACTGGGTCGAATAGATCTGGGACAATTTAATGATTGGCTGAAGACTCCCGAATATCAAAAACTATTAGCTGAGAATCCTACTGAAGCATACAGGAAAGCCAGGGAAATCTTATCTCAGGATATTATGAACCTTGTCTCGATTGAAGCAGCTCAAAAGTATATGCCGAAAGATATTACAACTAATCAGATTAACGAGCTAAGGGATAACATTTGGGAATTGAAGGAAAGATACATTGAGCAAGTTCTTATCCCAAAAGGAAGTAAAAAGAAAGCAGACATGGAAGCAGTTAGGCAAGCAAAATCTGAGATCGAAAAGGAATTAAGTTCTATTAGAAGTCAGTCAATGATGTCTGAAGACTTCCAGAAACTTTTCGATACAATGCTACTATCTACATTCAGACCACAAAAAGAAAACTGGGATTCATTCCTGAAGAATAATAAATGGCGATTGGATGAACAGGGTCTAACTGAGAAGCAAATCAAAGATCAATGGATGGCTACGAATATCGATTCTTGGGCTTTTGACTTTCCGTTCGTGAGTAATGAAGTGAAAATTTTTACTGGACATAGGTATAATGAACTTAGTCAGGCAGTTAGCAAAGAGGAACTCTCCCGTACTGAGCTTGAGATCAATAAGGATTATGCTCAAAACGATGTCATCCAGGGCGAAGATACAATTCCCGATTATGAATTCCTTCAGAATGTCACAGTGGATCAAGCTAAAATTATAGCCAGGGATGCTGAGAAGGATCGACCAGCTACACGTTACGATAAAGAGTTGGATTTAGCTGATAAGACTATGAAGGATTATTTTTACAGATACCCTGAGCAGATTCGAGATTTTCAAGCGTTATTCCTTGGTGAGCAGCTAAGAAGGAACGGATTGAATGATGTAGATCTTGTAGGTTCAACTATGCCAAGGATCTCAAGTGCAAGGGAGTACATTGAGTTTACTGATATGCTCCGAGGCATTATGACAGGCAAGAACAAGCCTGTTCCTCTGAAGTGGTGGCACTACTTTGTACCTGTGAAAACCTTTGCTGCTAAAATGTATGCACAAGATCCTATCAAGATTAACAAGGAGATTAATGTAATTACCAGACCTGGCAAAATGGTACTGGGCGAAGCCAAGGTATTTTCAAGCACACTTGGAGTAATTCAAAATAGATCCAATAGCACACAGATCCAGATTGAAGGTTGGACTAATGCGATTCAGGATGATTACGAATCCTCTGATGTTAAGATAATGATTGACCAGATGAATATAAATTATGCAGGCGTTGGTGATAAGCTAATAGAGATTGCAATTGATAGAAGGGAAAATCAGCGCGGGAAATCCAATGGCGAATCAGACATATACGCGAATAACTGGATTAAGAGTAAGCGATTGCTTGATAGGATGGAAGGTAAAGGTGATAAATTTTACGTACCTAAGTTACAGAAATCATTGACAGCTAAGGAAATGGTTGATTACATGGATCGTGAAATGACGAATTGGTCTAAGAAGGTTGCAAAGAAATACATATTCTCTCAAGCTGGTCAGGATCTGCTGAAGAAACCTGGTATTATGACTGGTGGGTATCTGAACCTTGATAAGATGACTAAGCATATGGATGGTCAAATGTCTCACTTTAAGCCTGAGTTCTTAGGTATGCAGTTCATGGAACGTGTGTATCATCAGGAGAATATTGAGAACATTCAGATAGGTATACTTGAAACCGTTGGTCGGTTAGTTGACAAGCAATTTGAGTCTGTCGCTGAACTAAAAGAATCAGGAATGTACAAAGCATGGAAACGAGGCGAAACTATCCCTGCTACAATGGACTCGTTATTCCGATTGGCTGAGGCTGATAACCTTTCTCCTGTCGTGGGTCAGATTGAGAATTTTAATGTTCGTAGAGAGATCCTTGATATGCTGAAGGAAACTAAAATTAACAAGGATAACTGGATGGAGTACAAGGATCTGAAACTTCAGGATCATCAGTATGCTAACTATTTCCCTCACATGAATTATGATAAAACGATAGTAAAAAACTGGATCGAAAAGAATCTGGGCGAAATTGATTTATCAGGCAAGTCTCTGGATAATAAAACTCAGGCTAAGATTAATGGAATGTCTGAGCTAATAAATGGTAACGAGAATTCATCAGATATATTACAGGACTGGGAATCAAGATTGGAAAGACCGATCACCAAACTTGAGCATGTAGAAAACATTAAGCCTAGAGCCTGGAACATGGCAGCTAGAAGCAAAGATAATCCGACTCCTGGTTGGGAGAAAAGTTTAGGGGTTCTGAAAAGTTACGAGAACAAAATGTCCCGTAGCTATTGGACTGCAATTAACTCATTCCTGAATAGACGTTCGATTAATCAGTTCAAGCAAGGTACTTGGAATTTGGAAACTAAATCCTTTGATAAGCCAATGGGTGAACACAATGAAGCATGGTCAGCTTTCATGACTCAGTTCAACATGATCAATACAGGGCGACCTTCCCTATTCCCCGATAAGTGGATTAATAGTGAGGATGGATCTCATAAGCAGTACAAAGTTAAGAATAATTTATACTATGCATTTACTGACCAAGCATACAAAAAGCAGGTCGAGAATATTTCCAGGAAGTTTTTCGGAAATAAGAATTTCTTCAAGCAATTACCAAAAGTTGATAGTGATGAATATAAAGCATTAGATCCAAATGTAAGACAGCAGCTCAGTCAGCTATACGATATCGATGTATCCAGAAAATTATACTGGGTGTCTCAGGTTGATGCTAAATGGAACTTGATGTCATTATTGACTCATACAAGAACGATGGTTAACAATATAGTTGGTGGTACTGTTACAACGGTATCCAGTACAGGATTTGAACATTGGAAAAAAGCGACTGATGAAAAATGGTTGCGTGAAAATGTTTTCGTGGATTTCAATGGCTGGAATGATATTACCAGTTTCGTTGAGTCTCATGGTGGAGTTGAATCCATGTTCAAAAATGAAATGATGTTGTCAGGTAAGTTTAAGGCTGGCAAGCCAAAAGAATTTATGTCGGATATCGTGAAGATGATGAAACAACGCAAAGCATACTCTGAAGATACAGTTCGATCAGTAGCCAAAAAACATTTTGGTGACATGGCTGATAGTGTTCTTGAAGGAGCTGGCTGGTTTATGAGAAAGTCTGAAGTCCATCTTAGGACTAGATCATGGATGGCTCATTATCTCAAGGCAAGAGAGGTCTTTTCTGCTAATGGACTTACACTCGAAAAGGATCATCCTTGGCTAATTGAATTGGCAAATAAAGGTGTAGCTGCAACTCAGTTCCTTTATAACAATGCAAACAGACCAATGTTCGCTTCGACCAATGTAGGCAAGATCTATTCTAGGTTCCAGTTATGGGCGTGGAACTCATTAAAATTAAGAAAGGAATGGTATAAAGCTGGTAGGGATGCAGGGTTCGCTCCTGGGACTACTGAGTTCGAAAGGTTCAGGAGAATTATGACTGCTGATATGTTCATGTTTACCTTAGCTAGTGTATTGCCTGGGACATTGTTTGAATCGACTATGGCTCCCCCGTTCTCGTATCTTCAGGATCTTGCAGACTTCTTTTATGGTGACAGTGAGGAAAGGGAACGTGCATTTTATGGTAGCTTACCGCATCCGTTTAATATACTTCAGACAGTTTCACCCCCAAGTTCAAGGGTATTGTTCAATGCCATATCCTTCATCAATTCAGGTGACTGGGAAAAACTCCAAGGTCAGGCAGTTAGCTGGTTGCCATTTGGCAGACTTGGAAAGTCAGTTTTGAAAACAGTACAGAATCCCTCAATGGTTGTTGAAGAGCTTACGGGAATTCCTACTCATAGGATTAATAGCTTGATCAAAAAGGGCAGCAAAAAAGATGACAAGAAAGAAGAAAAACAAATAAAATATCCGTTCAGATATTAAAGGCGTATAATGATTTGCAATGATTATGGAAGTGATGATTTAATTAACTGGGGGTTTACGCCTAGTTGTAAGCGTGGATAGCGTTGTGACTAGATGCCATAAACAAGGAATAGTTTTAGGTTCCAACTAGGACAGTTACCAAGACTCAGAATTGTTTTGCTTTAATGTTTAAAAGTTTTATATTGCCTGCATACTTGGGGAAGTACATACCAAAGACGACCACATAAAGCATAGATAGATTTATTAAATGGTGCTGCATGTTTCATAACAATATCATCTGTTTTAACGACGTTAATCTATACTCATGTAGCTAAGAACGCTGTGGAGTAAAAAATGTTCTGGACTAACGAGTCGTTAGATCGGAAAATTTTTCCGTTCTAACGCATTGGTATTCACGCAAAATAGTTTGTTTTTATACTATAAGTGAAGATTATAGCTAGTATTAGACAAATACAATAGTCGTTATTCCCGACAATATTTCGGGAATAACAGAAAACAAAGAGGAATTTATCCCCGTTTAGGGGTCTTGCTAAATATATGTTAGGCAGTTCACAAAATACTATACATGTTAAAAATAATTACATATTTATCTGTGGTTTTGTTCTTCGTTGCATGTTATACTCAGCGAAAACAAACTGAGAATAATAATCTAGAACGAAACAAGCTCAAAAAATGGACTTATTTGTTTTACAGTGCCGCCGATAACAAAAACATTTATGATCCACTAAACGATTTTTCAGATCGTGTTTCATCAAATGACGATATTAATTATTTGGTGTTAAGTGATACAAAAGAAGCTGGAGGTGCTTATTATTTTATTGATCAACGAAGCAATCCTATCAAATTATTAGATCTTGGCGAAACAAATATGGGTGACTCTACAACTCTTATAAAGTTTATTAATTATTCAAATGAACATTATCCAGCAGAAAAAATAATTGTAGCATTTTATAACCATGGGGGTGGTTACAAAGGCACTTGTTGGGATAGTTCTCAGGAAGGTGATAATTTGACTTTAAGGGAAATTGAGGTTGCCTTGTTGTCTTCCAATAAAATTGAACTCGTTATGTTTACAGCGCCTTGTTATATGGGTTCTATGGAAGCCATTTATCAATTAAAAGATTGTTCAAAATACTTTATTGGTAGTGAGGATATTAGTGGCTTTGTTCATTGGCGAGGTATGTTGTCATATTTTGATAAATATATTAAATCCAATATTGACACGGATGGACAAGAATTATGTACTGAAATAATTTCGTTACACAAAGAATACATCAATGAGCAATATGGTGATAAGCTCACACTATGCAGCGTCAACCTTGAACGAGTACAAGAATTCAATAATTCTTTTAATAAAGTACTTGAGCACTACATTAATAATCCTAATAGACTCAATAATTTCGACACTAAGAAGATTAAAATCTTTGGAAATACATATACGGATTTATATAGTTTTTTGATAGCACTTGGTGATCAAGAAACTAATGTTGCTCAAAAACAATTAGTTGAACTGACTAAGAATTGCTTTTCAAATATGATGAATTCAAACTTTGCTGGCAAAAATATGCATAATTACAATGGGGTGAATATTTGCTTCCCAAATTATTATCACTATTATGACCCATACAGCGGCACAAGCTCAATAGGCTTAAGGTTTCATACAGAAAGTATGTGGAGTAAATTTTTACGTGTACTATATAAGTAAGCATACATAAAAACTGCCTAACCAGTGTTACAAGCGGAATGCTTCAGCCGGTCGTAACTTTTGCAGTTTAGCATTGTCTTGTTTTTATGAAGTAGGCAGTAATTAACTAACATAATCAATAAATCGTGGCATGTGACAGCGGAAACCGTTGGGCATCCGCTTAAACACAACGTCGTTATAGCGCAATACAATATGGCAAAGAAGAAGAAAATACTAAAAACGATTTCGACACATCTGATTGCATCTATTTTCGGTGTAGCCGTATACTTAATTTCTTCACAAATATTAGACTATTCTAATAGACCTATTAACGAGATACATCCTAAAAGTATCTACCTAGTTAAAAAACTTAATAATTCATGGGATGTAGTTTTTAATGTAACTTTTGTAAACAAAGGAAATTCAGATTGTATCGTAAATGTGAAATCATTCGATATGCTTTTTCCTGCATTCTCAAACCGCTTCTATTCATCTATGATCGATGAAATTGTACAAATAGGTGCAAACTCAAATATTGAAAAGGTTTTTACTCTACCATTTTCAGACATATTCAACAAATCTGAATTTGATACTATTCCAAATCTAACCAAGTATTCACTAGCTACTTATAACATCTCGACAGATGATGATGAAGTTTTTGCATATGATTCTACAAATATATTTTACAAAATGGTCTATGGTAAAGAAGAAGTAGCATGGAAAAATACACATGACGTAAAAATTGATTCTTCAGCTCAAACTATAACGCTAGAAACGAAGCCATTTTACATCACATATAAAAATAAAAGATATATCAATAAAATATACCCCCGGGATGCTATTGTAAAATACAAAATTGAAAATGATCAAATATTTATTGAATACACTACGGGTAATCCAGTCGTACTTAAGAGTCATGAAAGTGGGATAATCGAACCATTTATGTTTTTCCCAAATATAGAAATCGCTGACAAGATTGTATTACCAACGAAAATTGGTTTTCAATTAATTATTGAAAATCGTAAAGCTGATACGATCGATTACGAAAAATATTTGATTGAAATAGATTCTGATTCGAGAAATTATATCTTTTTGCTAAAAAATGCGCCATAACCAGCTGCTCAAGACCGACCGCCGATGCGATTTGGCGCTTGAGTATTTTAGGGGTTAGCGTTTTTCGTAAAGCATTTTGTTCTATGTAGTCTGTAAAAGTTAAGTAGCGTCGCCGCATTTGGGGACAATTTAATGCGGCTACTAATTATAAATATTCGTTGTTAGTAAGTCATTGCTGCTATGGGCGGCGGCTTATCAGCAACTACGTTAGGCGTAATAATTATTTGGGGATAATATGGCTAAACAAAACAAATCTGAAGCAGAAACAGACAAGGAACAAATATTAAATCAAACTGAAGAAGGATTTATTACACTGCCAGTTAATGATGGAGAATTTAAAAATTTCATAAAGAGTTTACTTGGTAATCCTCAATCTATTAGCAAAGGTATGTTTGGTATATTCGAGATTAATTATGATGAATTGAGGAACATCAATTATCTTATTCTGCAAAGAATAACCCAACAAAACGATGGTTCTTTAGCAAAATTCTCAGCACGTATATTTTTTTCAGATAATTCATCTGTCGAATTTAATGAAATCGATGAATTATTAACATACAATGAAGTCCGACCTATATCTTCTGTTTCAGTTCATATGTCTTGGGATTTTATTGTTACGTTCCCAGACAAAAAAATACCTGAAAAACAAAAGATACTGATTTCTTTTGTTTCTTCTGGAAGGTTCCTTCCTGAATTTGACCGTGACAGTGTCATTCTGTTACATAAACCAGAGTATGAAAGAGGTTTTATAAATTTTAGAATAGAACATACAGCAAGAACTTGGGGTGCAGATATTGAATCTTTGCTTACCAACCACATAAATTCCATATTACAGAAAGACTCTAAAATAAAATCTTTTATTCGTAGATATAGCGGCAAGATCTCATTCGGTGTTGCTACATCATTTTTTCTCTCATCTCTTATTTATGGCTTTGTTTCAGCAAATAGTTTTGCAAGTGACCGAATCGAAGAGGTTACAAATAGAATTAATATGTTTAAGAATGGTTCATTAGAAGCGTTGAATAATAAAGTCGATTATTTAACAAATTTTGTTGCTGGAGGAGCTTGGTCAAGATATTATTTTGCGCTAGTAGTATTTGTGATTTTATCAATGGTGATATCAATATTTCTTGCTGCATGGGTCGAGGGATCTGCAGACACTCAAGAACCAAGTTTTGTTTTATTAACAAAAGAATCAAAAAAACACAAAGATCGAGTACTAAAAAAGTTAAACAAAAAATGGTTATCATTTTTTGCAGCGATAATTACAGCTATAATAACTGGCATAATTTCTAATTATTTGTTTTCGAATTTTTTCTCAAATATCGCCTAACCCGCTTTTCAAACAGACCGCGATAACGGTATGGGTTTCGTTGTAATTATAAGGTTAGCGTCTTTCGTTAGAGTTTTTTGTTTTGGGTAGTTACTAAAAAGTAAATAAGCCGCCATGCTTGCATGGAAAATTAAGCATGGCTATAATTTAATAACTGGGTTGTTGGTTTAGCATTGTCGCTATGGGCGGCTGCTTAAAAGCAACAACGTTAGCCATATCAAAATAAAGAGCATGAAAAACAAACCACCAAAATTATTAGATGCGGTTCGGGCAAAAATGACCGAAAAAAAATTGAGCCAAGGGACTCAATCACTATATATAAACTGGATTAAAAGGTATGTAATATTTCATAAAAAGGTTCATCCACTTAATTTAGATATGAATGACATAACTGTGTTTCTAAATTATATAGTAGAAGATCTTAATTTATCCCACTCAACTCAACGCCAAGCAGCTGCGGGTATATTTTTCTTGTATAGAGAGGTTTTAAAAGTAAGGTGGTTGCTTCCTGATAAAATTATCTGGGTAAATAAGCCAATGGTAAAAAAAGAAGTTGTCAACAATAAAATTAAAGCTAAATCAAATGGTCAAAAACTTAAAGCGTTTCTATGTCATGCTACTGAAGATAAACCTGTTGTTCGCAAATTGTATTCCAGATTGAAAAGAATAGGTGTCCAACCCTGGCTTGATGATGAAGACTTAGTTGGTGGTCAAGATTGGGAA